CTGGTGCATTTTCGAGCGAGGTTTCGTCTTCATCGGCTTCTGGTTCATCACCACCCCCTAAAATAGCCTCGTCTATAACATCCGAAGATGGACCCGGTGCTGGACCCGGTGCTGGACCCGGTGCTGGACCCGGTGCTGGTCCTGGTGCTGGTCCTGGTGCTGGTCCTGGTGTTGGACCCACGATTTCAACTGGTTTTTGTTTAATATACTTTACGTATATATAGTAAAATATCCCTACCCAAATTGCTAAAAAAATAGGTGCAATAACTAATAACATGTTTCTTACATAAAGTTTAGATTATAATATGTAATAAGCAAATGACACTAAATTTTTATAAAAATGAAACCGAAAAAATATGTAAAAAAAGAGGGTGGGATAAGGCAAACATAGATACCGTATGGTTACTCTTAACCGAAGAATTTGGTGAGCTCGCATCGGCTATTCGTCAGTATAAGAAAACGTTCAAAAAAGTAAACTTGAAAAAGGAAAGGGGTACGGATATTACCATGGAAATGGGTGATGTTTTCAGTTACCTTTTCCAATTAGCACACATGTTAGACGTAGACTTAGACGATATGTGGCATCAGCACAACAAGAAAATGAAATACAAAAAATATGTTATGCAATAATATAATGAGTCAATTATTACTCGATGATACCAATGCCATGAATGGATTAAACCCATTCGTCGATCCGGGAAACTTTTTCCCATCGGGTACCTCTAAACACGTGTTAGAATTTCAAAAGTATAAACCACCCGAAAACGAACCAGAACAGGGAGAGTATAAAAGTCCAGCGTGTGATGTTTTATCTAAAGGTGTAGGAAGACCAGGGTTTAGAGAAGAGGAGTGCGCCTTATCTAGACATCTCCTTCCAGGGAGAAATATAGATAGGGGGTTTACGAAATACGAACTTTCAGAAATTGAAAATGCCAAAGTTAAAAAAGAGGGATACAGAATTCCTTACGATTTAATACTCATATCGATTCTGATTCTATTAATTGCAGTACTTTAAACATTAATTCTAACTTAGTATCGTTAGTACACGTGTTTATAACTTTAGATAAGGTAATACTACAAAAATCACGAACCATTCGTTTTTGCCACGAACACGATTTGTTTATGTAAGGTGGACTAAAAGTAGGATCGATTATTTTTACAGAATTCATAACTCGTATAAGTGAATGGATATTTTTGTTCTCTAAAAGAACATTCTCCAATTGGATCAAAACCATACGCCTTCTGGTTTCGATCGTCTTGTTAACCATTGCATCTAAAAACTTTTCGTACCGAATAGATTTAGAAGACACGTCTATGTTTCCACGGAGTGTCGTATTAAAGTAATCACAAAACTTTTCGTACCCAAAACCTTCTATGTATTTGTTATAGTTTATTTCTACTAGATCTTCGTTCGTATCAACATTAACGAGTTGTTTACAGGAAGTGACAAAACAGGCCATGTATACATTTAAAGAGTATATAGTCTTTAAATGTATATAATGTGGACTTTGGTGTGTAAACCCATGGTCATACCAGAAACGCGTGCCGTCACGACCAAATGGTGTCGTGTAGCGACAGTCTCTCCGACTGATAATAAAAGTAGATTCGTTATTGATATGCCTGAAGAGGTTCCAGAAATAAATATATCACGAGAAGAGTGCGAAGACAAACCAAAAAATTAAGGTATGATTTTACTTAAAAAACTTGTTATCTCCGATAAGATCACGGCTTGTTGCGTCATGACCAAAATTTTGGCCCTTTGTGTTTTTGGTGAGAAGTCACCGTAACCCACGGTACTCATGGTCGTGAGTGAAAAGTAGTATGGATCGAGTGGGTCGTCCGTGAACCCAAAATCCTCTTTCATCTGAGAGTACATGTACCCATATAACAGAGTGATGGCGATCGTGGTGTATAAAAAATTTTTATCCATTTAATATTATCTAACATTTTTTTTAAAATTTTTCGAAAAAAAAACTTCGAAATTTATACGCCCTATACACGTTCGAAAAAAAAACTTTCTTTCGAAAAAAATTACAACTTATAATTAATATTTTTATACTATATACTAACGCATCCATGAAACCTTATACAATATATACAGTATAAAATATAACATATACGGATCAAAATAAAAAAAGTCATAAGGATCGTAAAAAATATAACAAATAAAATTCTTTTTTTTTAAAAGTAAAATCACAACCCAAACCAAAACTATACATAAAAAGATAGACACCCCTTTATTTTTCACTTCTAATAGTCTTATTTTAAGCCCGAAAAAAAGTGGTTTTTACTTACCCCAAAAAAGTAAAAAAAGCACATTTTTATAAAAAAATCGAAAAAAAGTTTCTTTCAAAAAATATTTAAAAAGTAAAAAACAAGTGTATACTATATGATACGTGAGTATGCCGAACACGTATATAAAATACTGGGTCCCGGGTATAGCGAGCGTGTTTATCACAACGCAATGGAAGTCGTTTTACGCAAAAACGGAATACCCTACGAAACGGAGAGAATAGTTCCTATTGTGTTTGAAGGGCACACAATAGGGAATCTTCGCGCCGATTTAATTATAAATAACAAAACTGTACTCGAACTCAAATCGGTTAAAACCGTGAATGACGTCATGATTACACAAACACATAATTACCTCAAACTTACCGGTCTACCGGAAGCGTACCTGATCAATTTTCCACCTACACTAAATACCGAATTAGAAGTTAGGTATATTAAGAACTAGTTATTTCAATACTTCCAGTGTCATGATCTATTCTGTTTGGGGCGGACTTGACGACGAAGGTGGTGCACACAATGTTTCCTTAACACTGAGTTTACCAGCCATTAAATCTTCATTGGTTTCGCCTAATGCTTTACTTACATAATTATGTGCGACTAAAATTTTATTATTTTCATTATCCCATATCATCCCACTATTCCAATCTTCTCTTATAACATGCCATGTATCATCATATAAATCACATCCCGATATATCCTCATTTTTAAGAAGGGCCACTTTCTCATCTATTTTTCTTTTTAAATCTGAAATACAAAAATTATTAATAATTTCTTCATCTGACATTTCAACCATAGTCACCCCTTCTGGCAACTCACTGGTACTAATACTGTCACGTAAGGCAATTTTATCGTTAATTTCTGAAACTATTTCTAATACTCCCCTGTGTTTTGGGTTTGAAAGAATGAAATAAAGTTCGGGATCTTTTACCGTATCCCTTTCGAAAATTTCATCTAATGATCTTCCATCAATTATTTTGTCCCATTTTTCCTTTAAATCCATACATTTTTCTGGGCTAATACCATCATATATTTTTTCAATAGCGCTAATTAAATTTTTAGCATTTTCCGAGAGATCTTCGTACGGAATTTCTGGAACGTATGAAGGATCACATATTTTATTAAGTGTACTTTCCACGTCATTTTTTTTAATTTCATCATGAGTATACTTATCAAGTTTTATAAAATTTTCTGTTTCTTCATCCCATATAAATTCTGGAACACTTTTCATTTTACTATTATCGTAAGAACATACAGAAGTATCTTTGTTTTTGATTTTTGTAATCATTTCTGAAATTAAATCTATACCCGTTTTACTATCACACAAAGTAGCAAGTTTTTCCTGTTTTGTTCTTCCCATATCTGTATCCAAACTTTTCAATGTATCCCAATTCATTATAGCTTCGATAATATTACCCTTTTTAGTACCTATACGTGGAAGGTTTACTTCCTTTTTCTTCATATCTTCACTATTATCAATTACGAAATCACGCAATTCTTTACAATCTTTTGGGTCGGCTTTACTCTCTATTATTTTATCAACAAGGGCGTCTACTTCATCTTCGTAATACTTAGCGTTTTTACTCAGTGCAAAGTAAGCACCTACAGATGAACTCGAACAACAACATACGATTACAAGAAGGCCTAACGCTGCTGACATTTATAGTAACTAATTATTTTTTTCCTGGTCCATCTGATTCATATAATACATGATAGGTATCATCTGGTATATCTTTTTCCATTCACTTTTGGATTCCTCGTAATACTTTTTAGGGTCTTTAAGCCCTTCATTTATAATTTCGTTTATCTTTTCTGTGTAGAACCTGATTTCTTCTAAACAGAAATTGTAGTACGGATCGTTACTATTCATTACCTGTATTAAAGCTTTATCTTTTAAGCTTATCGTTTATGTTTTCAAATTTTTCTGGATTATTTCGTTTTTTTACCGCGAAATTTTTGAGCATGTTACTCAAACTGTTATATGCAACACCTTTACGTAAGGGGTTATTTCTTTTTTTACTTTTATTGACCTTTGGTTTTTGATTTGGTGATTTTGCCATTTTTTTAATATTACCTTTTATTTTTTTTTCGTCTGACTCCTTGTTTTTGGTCTTTTTTTAGGACTCGGTTTTGATGTTTTTTTAGGACTCGGTTTTGATGTTTTTTTAGGACTCGGTTTTGATGTTTTTTTAGGACTCGGTTTGTTGTTTCTAAGTGGACTCAATGGTCTTAAATGTAAATTATTACCATGTGTTTTTTCAAGTAAATTAATCAATTCATCAGGTTTTAATTCGTTAAAATTATTCATATATTTTTACGCAACATTTTTTTAAATCGTCGGTATATATTCCCACCTGAGTTCTTCGCATATCTTTTTCCATATGACGTCTTGTTGGTACAACTTTTCCTTAGACTTGAGTAAAGGAAAGTATTTGAGGTACGAATCTTCACTCAAAAGTTCGCAGAACTTATACAAAACGTACGAGTAACTCAAAAAATTTTTACGTTCGCTCGGACAATTATCGTCGAACGGTTTTTGGATATCCTTGAACATTATACGTAAACGTTCCTCGAGTTCTTGGGGCATTTTCGGGGGCGATATTCCACTCAAAATGTTTGTAATATACGGAACGTGTTCGTAATACTTGTTGAGTTTGAGTTTCTTAAGTAAACTCCGAACGCGTGCGTGTGTGATTTCTTCAACAACCTTTATTTTAATTTTTTTGAGTTCCGTCCTTAGTTGGTCTATAACCTCTTGTGGTATGTTCGTGGTTTCTTGTGCTTGAAACTGTGATAACCACTCGTTAAAATGGTTCTCGCGTTTATACGAATAATTGACGATTTTCTCGGACGTTTCCTGTTCTTCTCTGTACGTGAGTTCTTCGCTTATGAGTGTTGCAATTATTGCGCCACAATTATCGCACACGAGATCACTCGTATCCGAAAAGTGAAAAATGTTACTCTCGGGACAGTTCAGACACTTCTCTTTCTTTTTTTCCACGGGTCTATCTATATTGTTTACCTTTTCAACTTCTATGAGGTAATCGTCAAATATATCTTTCCTTTGTAACCCGGTTGTTTCTTTACAGTTAAATATGTTATCCGTACTCACTTCACGATCGAGATCTTCGGTATACTGTTTCATGTAAGGCATACACTTTATGATATAATCCGACATTTCGGATTCGTACATGGATTTATTTAAAGGGTCATTTCGTATTAGTTCTTCCCACGTCTTTATCTTATTATTATAACGGCTTAAAAAATTGCCTTCCATATAATAATTAATTAGATATGTTACTTAATCTTTTAACTAACGTTATAGTGTGGGTTCACATGACCTTAAAAAATATTTTTTCAAAACCCGATCATGAGATAATAGATTGTTCCATGGAGTATGAGATAAACAACGAGAAAACACCTAGCGAACTCGACGAATTCTGGGAAGACGAGTTCGAGGAGTGGGATGGCGAAACCGAACACTTTTATAAAAATCTTATGAATACCAACTATAAAAATACACAAATTCCGGGTAACATTAAAAAGACTGTTGTTCGATTGAAGTACTGGTACAATGACAAAATGTACAAATACCTTACCTACGATATGGGACACGCTTGGCCTCCCCAAACATCTAATGGTATTTCATTTAACATACCAATCGTGAGTGCACATTTGCTCGATTCGTACGATAAACCAGTAAAAGATTTACTAAACAAAATAAAAAGGTACGCGGGACCTCGTTTCGATTTTCACGGTGAAAAAGTAAAGATAAGCGACATGTTATATTACGACGAGGAAACACTCGAACAGGAGTTTCCTACTATACGATTACGAAACGCGTTAGGTATGGTAAAACACGTTAGTACGGTAGACGGGTACGTTACTGATCTTCGGGTACCTTAGTCGCGAGGTAAAATTTAAGTTCGCCCAAATTTGCGACGTTATATTTTAGTATTAAAAATCTGTTCTGTTCTTCTTGCATAATTTGCACCGTAGAACACATGCTCGTGGCCTTTGTGAATATATTAAGGTACCGAAGGGAATATTTACCCGAAATTTTGGGACTCTCTTCCGTACATTCAATACTCGTTTCTTGGTTCGCGAAATCACCATCGCAGTGAAGTTTTAACATTTTTCCGTCCCGTGTTATTTCTATATCGTTACCAATGTTATACATGTCTCTGCATATTCTTTGGAAATCGGACGAAAGCATGGGTGTTATTGTAGTCATGTTCATTTGCGGAACTTCGATTTGGTTTTCGTTTATATCCAGAAGTTTTAGCGAGAATGTCGTACATGATTTCTTAGACTCGCTATGAATTTCTATGTTCATGAATTCTTTACAATCTATTTTAATCACGAGAACATCGTTGTTCGTTATAGATTTCAGGAGTTTAAACGTGTTTGAGACGTTTATACCGGCAACAATTTCGTTTTCGCAATTGTATTCCTCAAAATTGTCGGCTGAAAGATACATGTCCACGAGAGAAGTTCTCGCCGTATCTAGAGTAACTATATACATTCCGTCTTTTTTGAAGTAAACGTTTACATCGTTGAGTATATCCTTTAAAACTTCGAAAGTTGATTTTATAGCAGATGCCTGTACGGTCGCTAATTTCATTAGTTTAGATTCTATTTAATTCTTTAATTATTGTTTAGTTTGTTGGTTATATGCATCCGAAACACTCCTGTTTATTTTTTCTTCGAGTTCCGGGGTCATGGCGGGTTGTAAAGACATGCCGTAACTGTCTAATTCGAATATTTCATCCATACCTTCACCGTCTAAAGTCGTCATATTACACGAACCAAACCCAACCAGTTCCAGTTCCTTTACTGGTAAAAGAGACTGTAACCAGTTTCGTATTTCGTTACCGACGAGAAATTTACCGTTTTTAGTAAGCATGGTCGGTACGCGGCTAATTTTGTTTTTGAACTGGGGTGGTATACCGAGTTTGTTTATGTTATGGTACGAAACAATATGTTTTAACTCTTCGTGTTTGTTTATAAAGTTAATCACATCTATGCTGTGACTACACTGTGGACTGTATATTAAGAGGGACATGCTACTAACTAAATTTATAATTTAATTTTTTTTCTAAATAAAATCACAGTTATATATAGATGAATACAATTGTTTTCGCTTCACTTGTGTTTTTTATATACTATCTACTAATCAGGGTGGAAACGTATACGTTACCCGAAAAAGTTTTGACTGAAGATGAAATAGATTTGTCTGATTACGTCGAAGAGGAGGAAGTTTCTATAACACACGACCTCATGCAAGAAATCATATTACGAACGAACGAAAAAATTTCCAAAAAAACGGGTATGTGTACGTACATAATAGAAACTACGGCGATCAAGAAATTCGTACACAAGGAAAATGGTAAAATTGTGTATAGGTGTATGTTCATGACTGTAAAATACGGTAACCCCGGTTTCGATTTTGGGTTTTTGGTGTCGGTTGACGTTGACGTTATAAACGAAGGACCGAGGTTCGAGGAACTCGACGTCGATAAGGAATTTTTTGGTGGTGAGGGAAGACAAACGAGTGATATAATGGAAGAAACGAAACGGGACATCGAGGAAAGAATGGCAAACATAGACGAATTGAACGAGATCGAACAAATACGTTTGAGACGAGACTATAAAAAAATGAAACAGTTGGAAAAAAATCTGAAAACCAAAATAGACGAAAAACCTAAAGTTTCAATCATGTCTATGCGTACACAACCCATATACACGGACAAACCAAATAACATAGACGTTTTTGTCCGACCGACCAAATCACAAGAATTTGTAGATTACAATTTGGTAAGGGATAGTGAACTCGATTTCATAAAGGGTAGAAATTTTATCGAAAAACAAATTATGAGTTCGGAAGAAATGTACGGGAAAAAAAATTGAAAAAAAAACTTCGAAATTTATACGCCCTATACACGTTCGAAAAAAAAAACTTTCTTTCAAAAAAAATTATAACTAATAATTAATATTTTTATACTATATACTAACGCATCCGTGAAACCTTATACAATATATACAGTATAAAATATAACACACACGGTTCAAAATAAAAAAAGTCATAAGGATCGTAAAAAATATAACAATTAAATTTCTTTTTTTTTTAAAGTAAAATCGCAACCCAAACCGAAACTATACATAAAAAGATAGACACCCCTTTATTTTTCACTTTTAATAGTCTTATTTTAGGGGTTAAAAATAGTGGTTTTTACTTATCCCAAAAAAGTAAAAAAAGCACATTTTTATAAAAAAATTTCGAAAAAAAACTTCGAAATTTATACGCCCTATACACGTTCGAAAAAAAAAACTTTCTTTCAAAAAAAATTATAACTAATAATTAATATTTTTATACTATATACTAACGCATCCGTGAAACCTTATACAATATATACAGTATAAAATATAACACACACGGTTCAAAATAAAAAAAGTCATAAGGATCGTAAAAAATATAACAATTAAAATTCTTTTTTTTTAAAAGTAAAATCGCAACCCAAACCAAAACTATACATAAAAAGATAGACACCCCTTTATTTTTCACTTTTAATAGTCTTATTTTAGGGGTTAAAAATAGTGGTTTTTACTTATTCCAAAAAAGTAAAAAAAGCGCGTTTTTGTAAAAAAAATATTATACAGGACAACTATATATGAATTACGAAATAAGAATACAAGGTTTAAACGGTTACGATGAAAAAATAATAAAAGTATTTTCGAGTGAACGATTTTTTAAAACTGTTAGAATTACATGTAATAATTCTAATACAAAATATAAACCTTGTTATATATTGTTAGTGTCTTGTAATTATAAACAGCCAGCTTTGAGACAATTATTAAAAAAACATTTTAACCGTTCCAAAGGTAAAGAACATGTATCTATAAAAAAATGGGATGGTAAACTTAACACGGTTTACAAGTTGTTTGGAGAAACCGTTAAATTGGATATGATAAGGGGTATTGAAACACCTGAAATAGAAAGAGTACAACGTTTTAATAAATCTGTTGTTGATAAAGTTAGTACTGAACAGAGTGTTACTGAAACCTGTTTTACAAAACATGTTTTAGAACCAAGTGACGAATACATTTTCCATTGTATAATGGATATCATTAGAAATACAGGTGAAAAATTTCTAAACAAAACTGAAATGGAAAATTTAATAGTACGAATTCAAGCTAATGTCAGAGATGATAATTCATGGGAAAAGTATAAGAATGGTTTATACATAAAATACAAGAATTAGATCCGAGTTTAAATTCTGAAAAAATAATTTCGTTTTATTGTATGATCAGTATTGATGAGATATCTCGTATAACTGAAAAACGTAACAAACTCAGAAAAGAGACGTACGTTAAAATATACGAACAGATCACTAAGAAAATACGACAATCGGTTGAATTAGGTCACAAACACGTTTTTGTTCAAATACCTTCTTTTGTCATGGGGTTTCCGCACTTTGAAAGACACAAAGCGTTACAGTACATCGTCAGACAATACGAGATAGGTGGTTTCATGGTTCAGCGCGTTGGTGAATACGAACTATGTATATCGTGGCGCCCCAAAAAAACGAAAAAGACCGAGGATAAAAGTGTAAACGAAGAACTCGGTGATTTTCCAACACTCGTGAATTTGAAAAAAACTGCAAATAAGTACAGGACAACGCGATAATTAGTTCATAAAAAAATTCCGCTTTATCATAAATGGATAACCTTAACATATTAGTAGAAGCTAAGCGTGAATACCTTGGTCAATTATGTATACTCATGTGTCCGGTTATGATAGAGGTTTACGAAGAAATGTACAAAGAAGCTTATAATCTTTCCAAGGGGAGAAAGGTTTTGATAATGTTTCAAAAACTTTTGAAAGAAGTTCCAAACTGGAGTGACGCGCAATCTAAATCACACAGTGATAACATTGCAAATAGGTGCGCTTGGTTTAACGATCTCATCGCGGCTGTTTTTGTGAGTTGTGTTAAGATTTTGTCCGCGGTTCGTTTAAGTAAGGATAACAAGAAAATATCACTCAAGTTACCAACGAATGAAGTGTTCATTCAAATGTGTTATAACAAAGCCGCCGAGAATCTTTATAACGATCCTTACATATACCACGACTCACAAAACGAAAACGCGAGAAACGATAAGTTGTTTGAACGTTTTTCCGCGTGCATAGAATCTGCTGTAAAAGAACTCATACCCGTACAACAAATCTTACAAACGTATATGTCCCAACAACAAGAAGGTCAAGACCTTGATTTGGGTGAAGCCGAAGTTGGTGATTTTGAAGACCCGGAGGTAAACGAAGGAAACCAAGAGGAAATAGAAAGTGACGGTTTTGATCAAGGAATGGAACCAGAACCCATGTCGGAACCAGAACCCATGTCGGAACCAGAACCCATGTCGGAACCAGAACCCATGTCGGAACCAGAACCTACGATGGAACCAGAACCCAGACCTTCGTTCGTGGATAATGAATTCAAAACAATAAATACAGGAAGACCAATACCAAAAGAAGAAGAAGACGTTTTGTTTTCGGATGCACCCGAAACCCAAAGAAAAAAACCTCAATTATATTAAATGGAGTTTGAAGACTATTTGAGAGATCCAATGTCTGCCGCGATCGTAGCCGGTCTTATTACAGCAGGATACATTCACTTTAAAGCAAAAATAAATAATGAAGGTAAGTTACCATTGAGTGCATATACTAAACCAGCGGCACTCGTTGGGATTTTAGTTTTTTTTATAGTCACGAACGGTCTCGGTAAACGTGAATCTATATCAACTGAACCGTTTTAATTTTCTTTACTTAACTTAAAGATATTGTAACTATATACAGTACAAAATGACTTCCGTATCCGCGTTCACTGAAATGATGGGTCAATTTCTTATGGAACTACACAAAACTTTTCCAGAAGAAAAAGGCTTGAAAAAGTGCATCTCCGCTTTTGAACTCATGAAAGATACAAACCCGAAACTCGTGGTAGATGGTTTCATGGCAAGCGTTACACCGTACGCAGATAAGATTTCGGCGAAAGACGATACGTTTTTCATAAACGAATCTAAGAATCTCGATTTCATGAAAGATATCAACTTGGAAAAACACTGGGATTCGTGTTCCGAAAACACCAAGAATGCGATTTGGCAATACGTCCAGACCCTTTACATGTTGGGTACAACTATCAAGTCTATTCCAGAAGATACACTCTCCATGATTGAGAGTGTTGCTAAGCAGTGTGCCGATAAGCTGGGCGCAGATGGTTCCGAATTAGACGAAGCCGCTCTCATGAAAACCATGCAAGGCATGTTGGGGGGTATGCTTGGAGGCAACAAAAAATAAACTCACTATATATAAATGGCTTCTTGGTTCGAAGATCCAAAACAACTCATTCGTTCGGATAAAGTTTTAGAGTTCTGGCCTTCAAATACACTCGCTCCAGAACAACGTATAAATGCGGCTTCAAGATTTATAATTTACGCAACGTGTATAATTTATATCATAAATAGAGACTTTAGAATTTTTATTTTAGGCGGTACGGCTTTAGGTGTTCTTTATGCTATGGAGAGAACGGATATGGTAAGAGAAGCACTCGCTAGACCAACTCAAAATCAATTAGGTACAACAGGACAGTGTCAACAACCCACAGTGGAGAACCCAATGGGTAATGTTCTTTTGAGTGATTTTAACGATAGACCAGATAGACCAAGTGCGTGTTACTACCCGACGGTTAAAAAGCAAACTAATGATTTAACAACGAACGGTGTTATGTACGGACCATCTCGTTCGCGTTCCTCTTTACCAGAATACCAAAGAAACTCTTTATCGAGACAGTTCGTAACCATGCCAAACACGTCTTTGGGAAATGATTCTCCTTACGAGTTTATACACGGTTCCCGAAAAGATACGTGTAGACAAGACCCCAGATTGTGTGATCCAGATGCAAGAGGTGTACAACTCGAAGCGTTCGCGGGTTTAGCACCAAACGGTGATGCGAGAATAACAGCCAGTAGATCAGTGTAATCTCAATTTTATATTTTAGATGTCTTAAAAGTAGGTACTCGATTTGCTTAAACAAAATCTTAAGTAATAGTAAATGGCGTATCAACTCCAACCAGGATTAAAAATCGTTCAAGATAAGGCTGTTCCAACCGTATGCGCAACCGAAGAAGTGTTCGCGTATCCTCAGCCCAGTACTCTTAATTACGGCTCTTCTCGTCCAAACACCATGCTCTATGGAACCGCACCTTACATGGCTGGTAAAGGTTCTCCAGCACAATTTATAGAGACGAGCGATGCTCTTCGACCACAATCGACTACACGCTTTAACAAGGTATTGGCGAAAACCTACGAAAGGAGTTTCCACCCTTTACAAAACGTCGAGTGTAAAGTTCCACTCAGAACCATGTCTTACGAACCTTCGAGTACGAGAGCCGAACTCCAAAACGGTTTGTTTCAGAAAAGATACCTCGATAAAAATGTTAGTAAGAAATAAGAATGGCTGATCCCATATCTATATTGGCTATAGCAGGTCTTGTTTATGCTGGTCGTAAACTGAGTAAACCAGAAGAAACGTACGCGATTGAAGGTAAGTCCATAGAAGAAGATGTCGTTTTAAAACCGGAATTTGATAGGGATGTTGTTATAAACGATTCGTTTCTAGGACCAGTTTCGCCGCTTGTTGAACCTACATACACGTCTAAAGAAGAAGTTGCTTCTTTTGCAGAAGTTGCTCCGCAACAGAGATCTTCGGGCGCAGAAGTACTTGCAATGAGAAATAGAATGATGTATGACGGAGGCATCATGAATAACCTTTCCCCGATAGAAAGACAAAACGTTGGTCCAGGTTTGGGTGTTTCCGCGGACGTACCCTCGGTCGGTGGTTATCAACAGCTTTTCAGAGTTAACCCAGAAAATGTGGGTGCATACCGTCTCACAACTTTACCAGGGCGAAGTGGTCCCGCTTACGATTCGAAGGGTGGTAGAAGAGGTATTGTAGGTGAAGTTGCCCAAAACAGACCAGAGAAAACGGCGTTTTTGCAAGGTCGACTTCCACCAGTACCAGGTAGAGCGCAAGGTATGAGTGGTAGAGCACCAAGAGGCGAACACGAACGTACGAAGAGAACGACGAACAGATCGGAAACCGGTTTGCGTACGGACGGTTTGTCGTATGCGAGTGCAAAGAGAACGGTTTCGGCACTCACACGTGCCCAGGAACCAACGAGAAACAAGAAGGATGGAAACACGGAACAGTACCAGTACAATAATCAACCCGCACCAGGTATTAGTAGTTTTGTTGGTGGGTATTTGAGTGCACCAGCAACTAAGATAGGTGAGAAGAGAACGTGTGATACACCATACACGGTAGAAGAACTCATGAAATATGGTTTTAGACCGGGATATAAAAGAGGTAAAGCCGATAGAGCCGGGTGTGCCGGTAGAATGAATGTACGTGCCGATCCACTTAACCAAGGTGGTATGGTTACGAGTGTTCGTTCGGATACGACTCGAATAGACGGTAGAGTGAACTCAGCGGATGGGGCTTGGACACAACAGTATAGACGAAACGATTATAACCAGTTCAACGCATACAAAGGTAACATGAATCCAAACGCGTCTCCAAATAGTTTAGACATGGCGAAACGTCAACTCATGAATAATCCATTATCACACAACCTTTCCTAATTAGTTAAACAAATAAGTAAATACACTCATTAAAATATTGTTCATATATTTTAATGAAGGTACACACCTTAGATATAGATAGTGGTGAACGTGATCCCACATTGTACCCAAACCCAGGTGATTATGTAGTACACCTAAAAAACCCTATATACGACGTGTCGAAGATTTCGCTTATATCAGCACGAATACACAATAGTCAGTATCTCATACACGATAGAAATAATCAGTTCGATATAAATGGTAGTACTGTCACTATACCTAACGGAAACTATAGCGGGTCGGATTTAGCACAGGCGATTGTAACAGCCTCTAGTGATATTACGAGTGCTTCTTTCGATAAGGAAACGAATGCTATAACGTTTACGGGTAGTGCACCTTTCACGTTTGAGTTTTATGGGGGTACGAACGGGTACGCTACGGGAACGAACGGGTACACGACACCACACGATATTTTAGGTTTACCGGCAAGTAACGTTTCGTCTACAACCTCATCACCTTACACTTTAGAAACGGGGAGTATTAATTTACAAGGTGCAGATGCAATTATAGTGAAACTGAGTAGCGGTTCGGACGAATTTACAAAAACGGTTTTTTCGGAATCACCATTTTATACCGGACGTATACTTTTGTGTGGTGACGTGATTAACTATTCAGGGGCGGACGATGCCGTAGAACACAATTTCGATTCCGGATCGCAAAAAACGATATCGAGTTTAAGGGTACAATTTTATTATAGTAGTAATAACCGGTTAATACCATACGAGTTTAGAAACGCGAACCACGTTTTAAAATTAGCTATAACGTGTTCTACTGATAAACTCGAAAACCTGTCTAGTGTGAGTAGAGAATGGTCTCTACCACCACCTATGAGTATCCCCGAACTGGAGGATCCGCGTAGATGGGATGGTGTTATATCTATATTTGTAATAGTCGCCACTGGACTATTCTTACTACTTGTTACTAAAAAACAAGCGAGACTTATCGAGTAACCGCGAAGATTGGTTGACCTGGCTTTTGGACACGCGTCGACAATCTGGAAACGACGATGTATACGACGATGGAAAGGAGCGTCGTGAGCAAAGCGGTAAGCGTGTAGTTCATACCACCGTTCTTGTTGACCTTGACGATTTGGTTAACCAACCACCTGACCAGGTCCATCCAAGACAAAGCGGCGGCGAAGGAAAAACCCGCGACGATCGCGTTGAGGGATTGCGTTTCGAGTTCACGAGTAACGAGCGTAACAGTTTCGGCTGCGGTAGACATTTTTTATACTATAGAAACAGATTTTATTCTGGGAACAAATCGTCCTCGAATAAAATTTTTTTATACTTTTTCGTATTTTTAAGGTACCCTTTTAACATTTTCGGGTTACCACCTTCGTATTCTGACTCTGAAGATTCCGATTCCGATTCCGATTCCGATTCCGAGTCTGAGTCCGAATCATCTTGACTATCTTCGTCGGATAATTTGAAATATTCACGACTCGTCGTCCATCCACTCGGAGTTTGAGTATTCATTATTATCTATAGCATTTTTTAAAAGCTGTTCTGACGGGTTTTTTGGTTGCCACGTACTCCAATTATCGTACGCCATGTTCATTTTAACGAATTTGTATTCCCTTCCTGTGTACCTCGTAAAGGTTACATCCGTATCGTCTACAAAAACCTCGTCCTCGTCCTCGTCGTCATCTTCGTCTTCGTCTTCGTCTTCGTCGTCGTAAATTTCCGGGAACATGGACCCCGTGTGTTTTCCGACTTCGTGCATGACACAATACTTCATGGAGTATTCCATATCTTCTGGTAAAACTGTATCGCGTCCACACGCCTTAGCGTATTCGGCTGCAAATAATACCGATTTCTCTATAACTGGTAACATGATATCCAAAACCATGTTTTGAATGTTTTCTGTGATGGTTTGTTCTGCGTCTTTTTCTTGTTGATTCATTATATTATACGTTAAACAGTGTTTTAGCAATACCGTTTTCTACACGGAGTATATTATAACTATGCGCCAAAACTCTAAGTTCCCTTTGTGCATATGTATCGGGTGTTATTTTCATTTTTACTATTTGATCTTTAACTAAACTAAAGTTTCTTTGACCCGTGGGGTACCACCGTTCTGGTTCGAGTGCGAAACTATACGAGTAGTATCTTCTGAATAGTTGTGTTCGCGTGTGGTGTATACCACTTTGTACCGCGCGTAAATTAACAACACTACCCGTTTTTTCATTCAATATGACCGAATCGTCGAGTATGAGTTCCAAACTTTTCAAGTGTTCATAATTGGTATATTCACTATTATACAATTGAAATGACGAATCATAATCAAAATTAGATACAAAATGACCATCTGGAACTTTTCTTAATCTTTGTACTATAAAAAAAAGTTCTTTTATGGGATTTTTAAATTGGAGTCTGTGAGTAACATCTATGTAATTGTCTATATTTGCACTTATTGGTACTATATTTTTACTTTCCTGTATTTGTGTAATTATATAATTTATTCTTTGATTACTTAACTTCTGTTTTTCCTCTTCATCTAACGAAACCATTTCAGTGGTTAGTTTTATACTTTTTATGAGACCTTTTGGAGACTCATTGGTATAAGTAGATAGATAGTATGTTGTGTCTATACCGTATATACAGTCTTTCGCGTCTCTCAGTTTTATAACGACTTCAATTTCTTGTTTACTTATGGCGCATAATGGAATAGCAAGTTCGGGGTTATTATAAAAGTAAAACGGTATATCGACAAAATATTTGGTATCGGAGGTTGCGTACCCGAGGTATCCCAAAATAGAGTTATTTACAACGGGTGTACCCGAAAATTCGAGGGGTGGTTTACCGACGAGTTTGGCTAAATTATGTTGTTTCGTCTGTGTGACGTAGTTATCTGAATAAATCGCTAAGAAATCGCTCGGAACACGTTGTATAACTTCACCACCTATGACGAGTTCGACGTATTCAATCATGGCGTGACCTATCGATTCCACATAACCAAACCCGTCGTATCCGGATTTTAAATTTTGATCTATAGCACTTAATTCAACTTTCAAACTCACGGTTTTTAAAAGGTCACCTTGGTCTTGAGGAATGGTACACTTTATGGTATTACCAAACTCTATTTCGCCATCGACATCTAAATCAACAAAGAAAGGTGCAAAGTTCGTGTGTTTTTGAAAGTTCTTTATAAAGTACGTGTATTCTGGATCGTCCGTGAAAAAAGCGTCCTGTGGACCCGATGTTTCTAACTGAACAATACCAGCCATTACTATTATAACCCACTAAAATTTTAAACCTCCGAGCCCGCTGTTTATACGTAACACGTTATAGTTTACGGCATATGCATATACTTTGTGTTCGTAGTTCGTATCGGGTGATTCGAGTTCAATTTCAATTAAATTGTGTGCTATTCTACTCATGTTAACCTGACCCGTTGGATAATACGTCTCCGGGTTTAGTGAAAAACTGTATACCCCGAAATTGTTTTCGGTAACACCCGTATAATATTTCAAAGGTTGTTCGTAACTTAACATTAAATTATCGGCGTCTATTATTGTATTGTTATTAAACTTCATGGTAACGTGTTTTATTGGATTGAGTTTGTGAACGTCATCACTCACTGCTAAGAAGAACATTTCCTTTACGGGGTGTTTGAAATTAAGCATACCCGCTTTTTTAGATTCGCCCGCCTTAAACTTAAACTGGGACATTTGGAGTTGTGTAATGACATATTCTATCGGTCTAGACATTAAAAAGTTTTTTTCGTCTTCCGTGACGAAAAAGAAATCTGTGGCAAGTGATACCTTTTTAATAGAAGAAGAAACATCGGAAGGTGGACTTGATATAGTATTAGTGTCTCTTCTGTAAGTTACAGTCACATCATTCAACTTTTTAAACTTTATGCGTACTTTGACGCGCTGTTTGGTAAGAGCGCATACGGGTATAGCTAAACTTGGGTGTCTAAAAAAATAAAACGGTAAAAATACCTTGTAATCCCAATCGTAAGAAACTGCTATATAATTATCGTGTCCCGTTAAGAAGTAAAGAGTTTGGTCTATGTCGTCTTTGTTACTGTGTATTTGGTCATACATGTATATATATTCACCCGTAATACGCTCTATGGTCTGATCACCAATCAAAAGATCGGCATAGTCTATTATTCTTGATCCTATAGATTTATTATACCTTATATCACGTATGTTTATTTGACCACCCATATTAGAATGAACTTCACAGTAATAATATAAAGTCGATGGTGCGTTATTAGGTACGGTAAAAGTAACAGTACTCTGTTCTGCACCCGAACCTGTAACACCATCTGTATAAGGTGTTTGGATAACACCACCATCTCTACCATCAGGAGTTTCCGAAAACCAAAATGGATGTCCAACTGTGTTTACGTTAAATGTATACGTAGAACCTTCGTAAAGTGTGAGTGTATCTTGTTGAACACCATTTATATAGTATTTTAAACCAGATTGGGTAACTTCGAATGTTTTATTTTCTGTTGTTGGTTTCGGTAAAGTAAAATTGAGCATCATACTTCGAACGAGATCCCCTTTGTTTTTGGGAATGTTACACTCCATTACCGTATCGTAATCGATATCACCATCGAATGGTGTTTCTATGGTTTCTATTGAAAATTTAGTGTGTCTCTTAAAATTTATCAGGAAATACGAAAATTCCGGTTCGCCAGTGAGCCATTGATCCTGGACTCCCGTAACAGCGAGGTTTAAACGACCAGCCATTCTTACTCTATGTGAGTAAAATTTTATGAAATAAAACGACACGATATAGTAGATGAATCTTCAGTTGAGAAAATTCAAACCAGAAAACATGGCTGACGATAAGGTGTGTGTTTTTATTGGTAAACGTAACACGGGTAAATCGACACTCGTTACGGATATCCTGTATCACAAAAAACATTTACCTGCGGGTATAGTTTTATCTGCGACTGAAGAAGGTAATCACTATTATCAACAGTATATACCGGATCTTTTCATTTATGGTGATTACGATAGGGAAGCTATTGAACGCGTTATGGATAGACAGAAAAGATTGGTAGGTGCCGGTAAAACAAATTGTGGTGCTTTTTTGCTTTTAGATGATTGTATGTACGACTCGAAGTTTATGAAAGATACGTGTATTCGCCAATGTTTTATGAATGGGCGACACTGGAAGATATTTTTCATGCTTACCATGCAATACTGTATGGATTTACCACCAGCACTCAGGGCAAACATTGATTACGTCTTCATTTTACGTGAAAATATTATTCAGAACAGAGAAAAATTGTTTAAAAATTTCTTTGGGATTTTTCCAAGTTTCGAAATGTTCAATAAGGTTATGGATTCGTGTACGGAGAACTACGAGTGTTTGGTTTTAGATAACACATCCAAAAGTAACAGGATAGAGGATTGTGTTTTTTGGTACAAGGCGACGCTTAGAAAAAACTTCAAGGTAGGTGCTCCACAGTATTGGCAAACCCATAAAAAGATGTTTAACCCAAAACACGGCAACATGAAAGTCGGTGATCCTAAATCAGTTAAAAAAAATACACCATTTAAAGTTACTAAAAAGAAATAAATGAACTTTATCAGACGAATATGTAATTCAAGAATGGTGTACCCATACGAAAAATTTAACGAACTTTCATCAGGTGGTGGTTACTACATGTACATAAATGTATGCCACGATTCGAAACGTATATATTTTAACGATTCTATACCCGAACGTGAAAAAAAGGAAGTTTTACCCAGGGTTTTAAACACATTTTTGAGCATGTACCCACGATATGTTTTACACTCAGGTGATGAATGCGTCAGTGACCGAGTCTAAAAAACTGTGACTAAATTAATGACCGACGTGTATACTATGAATTTATCTGATTCCAATGATGGTATGGTGAATTTAAACAATAATCAGTCCACCAATTTTATACCGAACACACCACCGTCTCCACCACCGCAAAATAATATCATGGAAAAAAATATGAGTGAAAATAAACAGACTATGGACTCTACTCCAATTTCAGATATAATGGGTCAAACGGAACTTCCACTCGAGCCACCCATGATGGCACAAGATCCAAGAATGACGCAAATGCAAATGCAAGCGCCAATGATGATGGCACAACAACAACCACAACCACAAATGACGCAACAAAAACAAGGTGAGTCGGGTAGTAATCCATTCAATTTGACGGATGAACAGTTTCAAGCTCTCGTTGTAGCTGCGTGTACGGCGATAGCGATAAGTAAGCCAGTTCAAGAAAAACTCGCAAACTTCGTACCGTCGTTTCTTAACGACCACGGGAACAGAAGTGCTGTTGGTTTAGCGTCTACCGGTTTGGTTGCCGCTTTAGCCTTTTTCATAGCTAAAAAATATTTGTAATTTAATTAAACGTTGTTATTAACAACCATGGATGAATACATAGATTCACCACCTAGTAACATGTAGGATAACACGATACCAAGTGTTAGAAATACTGCACGAAGTCCAGCAACCATACCTGTACTTTCTGTAGTTTTACCATACTTTTCGTAATCCGATTTAACTTTTTTAGAACCACCCAATACAGCCGCGGTTAAGCCTAGGGTAAAGAACATGGTTAGTAAAAAGAATTTATAATCGAGTCCGAGACGACTAAATTCACCACCTCTCCCTATTAACATAAACACGAAAGGTGTTACGAGCGTTGTTAAAAACAAGTTTACCCACGCGTCGTTAAAAAAGAGGGGCAAACTCGTTGAAAATGCGGTAAGATTCATAAGTATTATTAAGTAAAGAACATCGGATTTACGAGCTGAATACGACATACTAATATATTAATAATAAAGATTATTTTATTTATCCTGAACATGTTTACCACAGAATTTGGTTCTTTGTGGTATTTCTTGGTATATGTTTAGAGAGATACACATTTCGCGAAGTTTATGAAAATTGTCCCAAAAGTCTTTACTATGTGAATACTCGTCGACGGTACAGTGTGCGAGTTCGTGTAAAAGTACGTGAAATATTTCGTTCGGTTCACCGTCTATACATATACCTATATCGTTACCCTTATTCACGTTATACCCAATAGACCCGTTTAACCGGTGGTGAGCGGTGATCGGAATTTCTTTACACAACATTTTGAAATCTTCGTTATTGGTTTTTTCTATGTGTTCCCTGAGTATTCTATACTTTTCGCGAACCTCTGTGAGTTTTTTGGGTTCGCGTGTATTGATAAACAAAAACGCGTTTATTAGTACGAGGAGTATTACGAGTAACATCCTATATTACTTACTTACCATAGAGGAACAAAAAAAATTGGGTAAAGGTATATGAGTAATAACAATAACGTCCCCAATTCTCTCAGGGCACTCGGTATCAATAGATTAGATATTGAAGTTCTTAAATTGAGTAAAAAAAACTTAAAATTGTTACCAGAATCAATCGGTAAACTTACAAATTTAAAGAGACTTAGTTTGAGTAGTAATAAATTAACATCTTTACCAGAATCAATCGGTGACCTTAAAAAGTTAGAAGTACTTCATTTGAATGGTAATAGATTAACATCTTTACCAGAATCAATCTGTGACCTTAAAAAGTTAGAAGTACTTCATTTGGATGGTAATAGATTAACATCTTTACCATCACAAATCGGTAGACTTACAAACTTAAAGGAACTTTTTTTGAACCATAATAATAATACGTTAACATCTTTACCACCACAAATCGGTGACCTTGAAAAATTAACGAATCTTAATTTGAGTGGAAATATTTTGAGTTCTTTACCATCACAAATCGGTAGACTTACAAACTTAACGGAACTTTATTTGGACTATAATGAATTAGAATCGTTACCAGAATCATTCGGTGACCTTGAAAATTTAAATAGACTTAGTTTGGGTGGAAATATTTTGAGTTCTTTACCAGAATCAATCGGTAACCTTAAAAACTTACAGTTTCTTAATTTGTATGGTAATAATTTAACATCTTTACCAGAATCAATCGGTAACCTTACAAACTTAAAGTTTCTTAATTTGCAAAATAACCCAAACCTTACATATATAAACGGTAGTCTTTATCGTAACGGTTTACGTATTATGAAGAATTCAAGTACTAAATTTATAATTCCAAGAAAAAACGTACCCCTAAACACTAACCGTAACGATCCTATATCTGGGTATAATTTCAGTGTCGGTAATAATGCCTTAAACCTCGGATACAATAGGTACTTAACTGAAAATTCACTTCTAAAATGGATAAAAGAGAAAAACCCATCTACTAATATCACTAATATTATCACTTTATACTATCTTAGTCCAAACACAAAAATCGTTTCAAATCCATTTACACGACAACCATTATTTAGAAGAAACTTAAATTTTGTCAAGTTTGTAAAACCACCACCTACCAATAAAAAAAATAACAAACCACCTACTAAAAAGCAAAAAACGGGTAACTCTGCTCAGAGTAGACGTACTAATAGAAATAATATCAGGTAAAGGTATATGAGTAGTAACAGTAACAGTAACAGTAACAGTAACGTCCCCAATTCTCTCAGGGCACTCGGTATCAATAGATTAGATATTGAAGTTCTTAAATTGAGTAAAAAAAACTTAAAATTGTTACCAGAATCAATCGGTAAACTTACAAATTTAAAGAGACTTAGTTTGAGTAGTAATAAATTAACATCTTTACCAAAATCAATCGGTAAACTTACAAATTTAACGCATCTTTCTTTGGGCAATAATAAATTAGAATCGTTACCATCACAAATCGGTAAACTTAAAAATTTAAGGGAACTTTATTTGAACCATAATAAGTTAACATCTTTACCAGAATCAATCGGTGACCTTGAAAATTTAAATAGACTTAATTTGGGTGGAAATATTTTGAGTTCTTTACCACCACAAATCGGTAACCTTGAAAATTTAAATAGACTTTTTTTGGACCATAATAAGTTAACATCTTTACCAGAATCAATCGGTAACCTTGAAAATTTAAATAGACTTGATTTGTATAAGAATAGATTAACATCTTTACCACCACAAATCGTTAACCTTACAAACTTAAAGCAACTTGATTTGAGAGAAAACCCAAACCTTACATATATAAACGCAAATCTTTATTATCGTAACGGTTTACGTATTGTGAAGAATTCAAGTACTAATTTTTATCCACCGATTCAAATAAGAAGAAGAAACGTGGAACTCAACAAAAATAATATGGATCCGGTATCTTATAATAATTTTAGGGTAGGTAATAATGCCGTTAAAGTTGGTAGACACTATTATAAGGAAAACACAATTATACAAATGGCACCAAACAATTATACAAATATTAAACAGGTTTATATGAGTGATCAAAATAGAAAATTATTTAATGATCCGATGACTAGACAAAACGTCTTAAGAAAAAACTTAACGTTCGTCAAGTTTGTAAAACCAAAAACACCAAACAAGCCAAACTCACCGAACACGATACGAAAAAAAGCGGGTAACGCTGCTCAGAGTAGACGTACTAATAGAAATAATAATAACAGGTAAAGGTATATGAGTAGTAACAGTAACGTCCCCAATTCCCTCAGGGCACTCGGTATCAATAGATTAAATATTGAATTTCTTAAATTGAGTGAAAAAAACTTAACATCTTTACCAGAATCAATCGGTAAACTTACAAAGTTAAAGCATCTTTATTTGTTCGGTAATAAATTAGAACGGTTACCAGAATCAATCGGTAACCTTAAAAAATTAGAGCATCTTTATTTGTTCGATAATAAATTAGAACGGTTACCACCACAAATCGGTAAACTTAAAAACTTAGAGACACTTTATTTGCAATATAACAACTTAAAATCTTTACCAGAATCAATCGGTAAACTTACAAAGTTAAAGGAACTTGCATTGGGCTTTAATATATTAGAACGGTTACCAGAATCAATCGGTAAACTTACAAAGTTAGAGGAACTTGATTTGTACAGTAATAAATTAACATCTTTACCAGAATCAATCGGTGACCTTACAAAATTAAAGGAACTTAAATTGTCAAAAAACCCAAACCTTAAATATATAAACGGGAGTCTTATTCGTAACGGTTTAACTATTTATATAAATCAAAACACTAAATTTATAATTCCAAGAAAAAAAGTTTACCTCAACAAAAATAATTATAATCATAAGGATCACATATCTTTTACAAATTTTAATGTAGGTAACAATGCCGTTAAATTTGGTAAACACTATTATACGGAAGAAACACTTATGACATTATTTTATAATAAAAAAAATTGGGGAATACCGACAAATCTTACGAATGATAAAATTAAAAATTTCATTAACGACATTTATACTTATGAACAAAATATAGAATTATTTAATGATCCGACTACTAGACAAAAAGTCTTTAGAAAAAACTTAACGTTCGTCAAGTTTGTAAAACCAAAAACACCGAACACTCTCGCGAAAAAACTAAATAAGATGAAAACAAATAACAAACCAAAATCACCAAACAATTCAAACAATTCAAACAATTTAAACGCGATACGAAGAAAATCGGGTAACTCTGCTCAAAGTAGAAGTACTAATAGAAATAATAATAACAGGTAAAGGTATATGAGTAACTCCAACTCCAATGTCCCACAGGCGCTTCGTAACCTCGGTGTTACGAACATGAATATTACACGTCTTGTTCTAAGAAATGTATTAACCAAATTACCACCAGAAATCGGTGACCTTAAAAAACTAGAGTATCTTTCTTTGAATGGAAATAGTTTGAGTTCTTTACCACCACAAATTGGTAACCTTAAAAAACTAGAGTATCTTTCTTTGGGATTTAATAAATTAACTACATTACCACCACAAATCGGTAAGCTTGAAAACCTTAGGGTACTTCTTTTGAAGTATAATAAGTTAAAATCGTTACCAGCACAAATCGGTCTCCTTAAAAACTTAGAGAAACTTGATTTAAGTGATAATGCGTTAGAATCTTTACCACCACAAATCGGTCTTTGTGAAAATCTTAAGAAACTTAATTTGGATAATAATAAATTAAAAACGTTACCAAAAGAGATTATTAAACTTAAAAATATAAGTATTATCGCGAATCGAAACCCAAACCTTACAATACCTTATATCCTAAAAAATAAAAACATTACCGTTTTCCATCATTATAAATCATTCGATCCTAATGTCTTCTATGAAAAAAAATATAATTATAGCAATTATTATAAAAACCAATTATCGGGTATTAATAAACGAAAACATTTACCTTTTTTACCGAAAAATATTAAAAATCTAATAGCAAAAAAAATTTCTAACGTTGAACCTGTAACAAAACCTCTTAGTAAAACTAAAAATCCTTTAAGTAAAATAATAGAGAAAATAAAATTAAAACGTAACACGAAAAATATAGAAAAAGTAACAACTCGAATTAAAAGTTCAATTAAAACACCAAAAACACCGAAAATAAACAACAAACCAAAAACACCAAACACACCAAAAACCATTCGAAAAAAGGCGGGTAATGCCGCTCAGAGTAGACGTACTAATAGAAATAATATCAGGTAAAGGTATATGAGTAGTAACAGTAACCGTAACAGTAACCGTAACAGTAACAATATAAGTAACAATGCAGTACTTAATGCCCTCAGGCCACTAGGTGTCAATAGATTAAATGTTAACAAACTTAATTTGAGTCATCATAGAGGACCATTACCAAGAGAAATCAGTAAACTTCCAAATTTAATTGAAATTAATTTAAGTAGTGCTTCTTTAGACCATGTACCAGAAGAGATTTTTCGATGTAAAAACCTTAAAATTCTTAATCTGAGTGATAATAATATAATATCGTTACCCAAATCAATCGGTAAACTTAAAAAGTTAGAGGTACTTAAATTGAACGATAATATGTTAATTAGTTTAAATAATAACAGGCCAGCTTTACCACCGCAAATCGGTAAACTTGAAAATTTAAGGGAACTTGATTTGAGTCAAAATAATTTGAGGCCTTTACCAGCACAAATCGGTAAACTTACAAAGTTAGAGAAACTTAATTTGAGTGAAAATAATATAATATCGTTACCCGAATCAATCGGTGAACTTAAAAATTTAAATATACTTAATTTGTCCAATAATGAATTAGAATCGTTACCGAGAGAATATATAAGTCGCCTTAAAAAATTAAGAACTCTTGTAGTGTCTGGTAACCCAGACCTTAGATATATAGATGAGAGAATAAAACGTAATGGTTTAACTATTTCTAAAAATCAAAACACTAAATTTGTAAATTATAGTTACTTTAGAAATCAATTGTCCGTAATAACAGTTAAACGTCCAAATTTACCTAATTTACCACAAAACATTCGTAGAGAAATTGTAAAAAAGATTAGTGTTAACGAATTTCCTGAACCCAGAAATCAACAAAACGCTACTAATATAAATAATTCGATTAAAAGAGGAAAATATAGACGTTAAAGGGTGTGATAAATATGGACTCATGAAAAAGTCTGATCATTTCCTAAACACGAAACAAAATTTACTATACAAATCCGAAACCGGGTTCCCTTTAAGATCTTCCCATAATGTTAAAGTAAACCCCAAATCTTCCATACGTGTAAATAGCATGTCTTTGTGTGCAATGGGCTCGACCTTAGGTCCGTCGGCATAATACGGTGTATCGGCTAAGTGGACGTATAACTTTTCCCCAAAGTTCCCCGAACTCGTTTCTTTCGTTAAAAAGTAGTTCCCGAGATCGTCTCTTACGGGTGTGTTCATGATAATTTTATCGGAATTCGGTACGATTCCTATGAATCGACCCCCGGGTTTAATTCTATTTTTAATGGCTAAGAGTGACGTTTCAAATAACTGTTTCGTTTCAAATATATAGTGTAACGCAAAGTTATAACATACGACGTCGTATTTTCTTTGGGGACACGCGAATATATCACCCTCGTAAAAGTTGACGCGTATTTTCATGTTCTTGGCGCGCGACTTAGCCTCCTTGAGTGATTCGGGGTTGGGTTCACACATGCTTATGTTTGCCCCGACGTGTCGCCACTTTTGGAGATCGCCGCCGAAACCACATCCTACATCCAAAATACTGTCGCCTTCGCGGGTAGCCGATTGGATGAGGAGACGCTTGGCCTCGTTATGGTACTTGCGTATCTCCTCCATTTATTTATAGATGTTTTTCTTTTTTAAATGAAGTTAATTCACTAAGGTTATTTTTTACGCGGTGTATTTTGTTTTAAAGGTGACGCGGTTCTGGTATCCCTGATTATGTTATCTTGATTTTTTATAACTTTTGATTTTTGAATTTCGAGTTCTCTTTTCATACTATTTAATTTAATTTGTATTTCACCCAAGGAGTTTAATTGTTTATCTATGATATTTATAGTGTCTTGGGTAAGTTGTATAGGACTTTTCATTTCTATTATTATACGTTTTTATTTTTCAAATGGAGTTAATTCGTTTATTAGATATATCCACATATTCCTTATTTATATCAAAACCTAAATATTTTCTTTTTGTGTTTATAGAAGCTATTGCGGTTGTACCACTTCCCATGAATGGGTCAAGAACTAAAGCGTTTTCACGCGTGAATAATTTAATTAACTGTTCTATGAGTTCAACTGGTTTTACTGATAAGTGTGTATTGAAATCCCCTTTTTCTTTTTTAGAAGGTTTGTTTATTAGAAAAACTTGGTCGAGTACGTTTTCGTCCGTTGTCATAACATTCATGGGAAATTTACCGGATACTTTCGTTTCTTCAGATGTGTTCATGAGTCCTGTTCCATATTTTTCAAAATTATCTATGTATCTACCTTCTATTGGTTTAATTGCTAAACACATGGGTTCCATAGCGGGTTTAAGTTGGGGCGTTCTCCAATCTTTACATAATTCTTTTAATTTTTCTTTTTCCTCGGGTGTTCGTGTTTTGTCTTTGTTGATAATATGATCTTGTGAGAATGCTTTTACTTGTGACTGTTTATATACCCATGCGAGCATATCTCTTATTTCGAATCCAGCATCTTCTACAGCCATTGCCATGGAGTGGTATAATCTAGAACTACTAAAAGATATGAATGCACCACCAGGTTTAAGTATTCTAAAAACTTCTTTTGAAATATCTTTATAAAACGTGTTAAATTTTTTAGATTGGTTTCTGTCAAATTTCATACCCTTGGGAAGATTACCTACTACGGACGACGCGCCTCTACTATCGAGTTTTTTCTTATCCCAATCGTCACCTAACCCGTCTAAAAAGTAAGGTGGGTCTGTGCATACCATATCTATTGAATTGTCTTCTATTTTTTTCATACCTTCTAAACAGTTTTCGTATAGTATTTGATTTTCCATGGTAATTATTTAATATTAAAACGTTAACTTTAACTATATTCTTAATTTTTCGAAATACTCGTTGAATATGTATCGGTCTCGATATCGAGCCTGGATTGGTGGTTGCCAGCGGAGATTTTCAGGCTCATTACCACCTTGAGCTCGGAGGTGCCCTATTTGCCAATCGTTCTCCTCTACGTCCAATATATTTTCAACGATGTCTTTCACTTTACGCATTTTTCTCTCGAAATGATTGTAGAGGTTTTTATCACGTTCATACCTTAATAAACGAAGATAGAAATTTGCTTCTTGTAGAAGTTGATTCGCTCTTTTTGTCCAAAACGATTTCACTGCGCAAATTTGATCAGTTTTGGAACCCGCGAGTTTTACATTTTTTTCAACGTTTTCTCGTTTTAGAAGGTCGTTTTTTTTTAACTCGAACGGGTACTTCAAAGAGTATCCCTTTTTTAGATTTTTAACGCGAAATAGATTTTGCTTGTTGAAATGTTGAATGCAATCGCTACTTCGAATTCCAACACTCGCACAAAAAGCTTCACAGTCTTCACGTGTAAGAAAAAAGTTCCCATTTCTTAGATACCGTTCAGACATAAAGCATAATGCTTGACCTTTCCCCGAACGTAAGCCTGGTAAATATTTCAATACACCGTTTGATTCATAAATATCGATAACTTCTTTAGGGAACGACTCGTATTTTTTCATGGGTAATTCGCAACCATGCGAAGCTGCGTGTTTCTGTAATTCGTTTGAGTACATTTTCTTATTATAAGATACAATCAAGTCTCTAACTAAGGTTAATTAAAAACAAGAATAGTATATAATACAAATGAAACCTGTCATTAAATGGGTCGGTGGTAAAACGCAAATTCTCGATACCGTTCTCGAATCGTTCCCTAGAGAAATAGAGAACTATCACGAACTATTCGTGGGTGGAGGAAGCGTTCTCTTCGGTTTACTCGCGAGTAAAGATATTACCGTAAAAGGTAAAGTATACGCGTACGATAAAAACCAAAAACTCATTAACATGTATAGACAAATCCAAACGAACCCCGAGGAAGTACACGACCATTTACTCGAACTCTTTACCACGTACGATACGCGAATCGGTACGGAAGTAAATCGTAAACCGGAAACTGAAGAGGAAGGTTTAACATCGAAGGAAAGTTACTATTATTGGGTACGTAAAAAGTATAACGAACTCGTACCCACTACACCTGTACACGCGGCAACACTGATTTTTCTGAACAAAACGTGTTTTAGGGGTGTATATAGGGAAGGTCCTAACGGGTTTAACGTACCGTATGGACACTATAAAAGTACACCGTTAGTGGTATCACTAGACGAGTTGGTAAAAATACAAGAGCTTATAAAAGATGTGGTTTTCAAGTGGTGTGATTTTAGAGCCGCATTTGCACAAACCGTAAACGATGGTGATTTTATATACGCGGACCCTCCGTACGCACCGGAAAGTGTTACGAGTTTTGTAGGGTATACGAAAGACGGGTTTAGTTTAGACGATCATAGAGATTTGTTTAATTTATTAAAACGTTCTAAAATTGATTTTGTGTTATCAAATGCGAAAGTATACCTCGTAACGAGTAGTTTTGAAGGGTACGAGGTAAAAGATGTACCCGCGAGACGTGCGATACATAGCAAAGACCCTTCATCTACAACAACGGAGGTGCTCGTGCATGGACATGTTAAATTATAACAAAACCGATATTATTAGGTTGTATTTCTTCACTCATTTTCCAATTCCAGAGGTAATAGTGGTTGTGCCCCGTACCTTCCATGAACTTGTGTTCGCGAAGTTCTTCGTCGTCTACGCCTACGTTTACACAGTTGTATACGTCGAAACCGCGATTGCGCGCCATGATTATGGCATCTTTTAAACAGTTCCCAACGTTATAGAACGTGTACGCCTGTTTTATGGTTTCACCACTTGGTTTGTGTACGTAATCCAAACTATAAAACGTGGCGAATTGATCTTTTTCGTCGTTTAGGTACGTATACACTGTATCTTTACGAGGTAGAATCCAGTGTTTGACGTACGATTCGTCTATATCGAGTGAAAGTTTAAACTTTTTTAAATGGTCGCGTAACATTTGCGTGACTCTCGGAATGTCGTGTTCAGTCATTTCCCTAAACTGTGAGGTACCTAAAATACGGTACGTCTGTTCTCGTGCGTTAGAAAACCCTACGCGGTTTAATTTCTTTACGTTTATGAGTCTGTGCCAATACTTGACTTTAGCGATTGGTGTAGGTAACCTTTTTACGACGGTATATACGGCCTGCCAAATATCTTGTAAATTCATACGCCTTTTGAGTTCGCCTATGAGTATGGGTGTAAACTTGGAATCCCTAAGTTGTTCGGAAACGCACAAAAAATTTATTTGGAGCATGTTTAACGTTTTTTCATTCGCGCGAACGCGTAAAGGTATACCCGACATAAACGATACGAGTTTTTTATCGTTCTTTTTACGAATAGCGAGATTCCATTCGTCGCGGTACCCTGGTGGTTGTATTGCCCATTTTACAAGTTCTTTCGAATAGTGAAACTCGAAAAAATCGTCGCGAATATAGTTTTCTTTTAGAAATTCGCAAAGTTCTTCTACGGTACACGAACTCCATTCGTACCCTTCGGGTAACGGGTTTTTTTCGTACCTAAGTTCTCTCGATGAATCTATTTCACCATCTTTTTCAAAAACAACTTTATCTTGAGGAACGGGTTGTTTATTCCAAAACTCGTGTATCATACTATATAAAATAAAGGGCTTAAAGTTTTTAAGCTTGTTTTGTATATAATAATGTCTCTCGAACAAGATTATACTACCGTACCCGGTCAACTTTACGCGTGTCTTTCGGTCGTTGGTCCAGAAGCACCACAAAAAAACGATAAGTTTGGCATCAAGATTAGAGGTGCATTTGCAAGTCGCGACGAAGCGGCTTCACACGCGAAACGTCTTCAAAAAGAAGACTCTACTTTTGATATTTATGTCGTCGATATGTATAAGTGGTTGTTAATCCCACCCGATCCGGCGAAGATCGAGGACGTTCACTATACGAACGAAAAGCTCGAGGAACTCATGACGGGATACAGAGAAAATCAATCTATGGCGGCAAAGATGTTTGCGGAACGAAAACGTGATATGATAGGAAGTTCGAATATGTTTAAACCGGGTGATGAGAACTCCAAGTATTATACGAAACCTGACGAGTCTCCGGTCAGTCACCCAGCCGAAGTTCTCGAGCGTCTCCAAAAGGAAAAGCCGGATGCACCAATGGAAGAACTCGTCAAGGAGGCTGATGCAATTGTTGCTAAGGAGATGGAGGAGGTTCGCGCGAAACGCGAGGCGGATGCTAAAGCTGCATTAGAAAAAGAGGCTAAAGAGAGAGGGTTTAATTCAGTAGAGGCAATGGAAAAGTTTGATGCCGAGAAGGCGAAAGCTGAAGAGGCTGAAATTACAGAATCTAAGGATGATGGCGAAGAGGAAGTCACTTCGGAACCGTAAAAAATAATTTTGTTATATAAATGTAAGTATGTTGAGTATTATATTGAACATAATCACCATTCTTATTGTACTTTTTTCAATTAATTTATTTTTAAGATTGTATAGAGATCAAAAAAATAAAGTAAGTGAGGATGTTACTGCATCTGATGTTGCTACGGACATTATGAAAGACCCACTCATAGTGAGTCGAGCATACTTTACTGAACCTGTTTACGGACCTATTGGTAGTTTTGAAGGTCAACAAACACCTTCGGAACATTTATGGATACAAGGTAAATCTATCCAGGTCTGAGAATGACGGGTTGCATGGTTTTACCCATGAAAAAACCGAGTAAAAAGGCAACAAAAATAATAATGTACCCCGTTTTATCTAAATTTGAAAATATATCGTTTGATTGTTGTGTTTGTAAAGGTGGTAATGGTTGTTGATAATAATTTTGATGTGGAACGTAATACTCGTCTTCCTCGTTACGTCCCCGATCATCAATATCATCGTTTTCTTTTTGTGTGTTATCGAACTCTGTAGGGTTATACTCTATGGGCGTTCCAACTTCGGCTTCCATTATATAAAGATAATTCTATTTTTTTAAGCTCATTATTACTCATCTGAGTATTCACTTTCTTCGTCTTCTTCGTCTTCCAAATAATCTTCGTCTTCGTCGTCATCGTCGACGACAAAATCCTTCAAGTTCCCGTTTTCGTCTGCGTCCGAATCCGAGTAGTCTTCTTCATCTTCGTCACTATCTTCTTCTTCTAAGAAATCTTCGTCGTCCGTTTCGAGAAGATCCACATCGGAATCGTATTCGTCTTCTTTGTAATCGTCTTCGATTTCTTCGAATAACTCTAATCTTTCTGGTACTTTAGAAACTCTACCCGAACGCGTTCGTATTGTCATTATAACTTATATTTATACATTTCTTTTAAGTATTTTACACGTTGTATTTCATTTCTAACGTGTAATTCGTTGAAATAAGCGAGTAGTTTAACAGTTAAGGTATCTATTTCTTCTTGTACTCCCATATCACCTGAAACGCTACTGAGACTTATTTCATCGAGATTGTTTATTGCCCTGTGTAAAAACTTTTTTGACTGTTCTACGTGTTTATTATACTCTAAAGCCATGTTAATGTTGACTAAAAAGTCTTTATAAGCGACTTTGTTTATACCCGAATACTTTAGTGACTCTTTTATGAGCGAGTTAATCTGTTCTGTATTGTTTTTTGGTTTAATTAAAGAAGACGTAATGTATATTACAAACGCTAAAAAGACAACAGGTAACATGTTGTTGTTCTATAATTTAGTTATTATTTTATCTGTAAGCACATGTATGCGCGTTCTACATTTACACTTTTGTTCGAGTTTTCCTTTTAGAATTTGAAACTGAATGTTTTGTGAGTGACACTCTTCACACGTGTAAGATGTTGATACTGAAAAGAGGTTTGGTTTTTTCTTTTCTATTTTCGTAACAGGAACGTCTTTTCCCTTTACGACGTGTTTTTTTATAAAGGAACTGAGCAAGTGTTTAACTTCCTCTGTATCTTGATGTTTAATAACATTGACCTCTTTCTTTTTTGGTTTTTTCTCTAGAAATTTATCTATTTTACCGTCTTTGTAGAGTTTGTTTAGTATGGATGGTGGTAGTTCGTGTCGTCTTCCTGTAAAATCTTTACAGAACCCATAAAATCTTCCTTTCATGGTTTCACAGTTACAAAAACACTTTTGTGTTATTTTACCATTAGAAACACTAAACCATACGTGATTTGAGTTATGTGATCGTTTAAGGTTTTCGCAATAGTGTGATGTTGTTGAAACGAGAAACCTACCTTCGTGTTCGTAAATTTTTGTAATTTTAGCCATACCTTGACCTTCGAGGTGTTTTCTTATGAACTGTTCTAGGTTTGAAATGACTTCTTGATCTTTGAACTCGTTTTTTATTTCATTTGCTGTAAATTCACCTTCCTTTTTTATGTTTGAACCTTCTACGATCACCGGAACACTACATTGTGTTCTGAGTGTAGCCATATGCATGATTTTAGTATTTGCGATGTGTCCTTCTATCGCTTCTAACATGCTAAAAGGTCCGCACCTGTAAATAAAAATGGGTCTGTACTCACCCTGAACTTCTTTACCGGTGTCGTTACATAAGGTACACCCTTGTCCTGAACACGCTTCGTGTTTCCCTTTTTTGTGTGACCACGGCATTCGAAAACCGCTTCCTTTCGTTTTTCTTTCTGAACTTCCGTATACGGAAGCGTCTACTATATCGTCCCATTGTTTAGAGCCATACACTAAGTTAAGTGTGTTAATGATATGTTGTCTTAGGGCTATAGCCGATGGTCTATTAACAACAAAATCAGGCCAATTAATGTGTATACCCGTTTTTATGAGGTGTCCTGCGGGTTTGGGTGCGGCTACGGAAACGAGTGCTTCTTTACCGCCAAACTTTTTAACCTTATCGCATATGACTTTACACACACTTTCCACTTCACCAAACGTCATTTCGTCTTCGTCTTTATAGTCGAGATCGACGAAAAAGTTATAGTTTTCGGTTTTTTGTTCGACGACGAATATCTTTTCGCCGGAGTTATATGCATCTACGTACTTTTCGTAAAATTCGTTCAATCTATCAAATGGCACGGAAAGGACACCACCGTCCATGAGCACATGTGATAAATTGGATCCGTTAGAGAATCCCTGTTCTCTACACCATTGTTTAAACATACTTACCAATTATTAGATTTATTTTTTTATATTAGTCTTCTTCATACTCGTGGTGCCATATAGATCTTCTATAGGACACTTCCGGGTACTCTTCCTGTTCAGATAAAGACTTTTTTAACACGAGAAGTTCATAAACTTTATCTTCCTTGTGTAGTTCCGCGTACCTTTCTGCTTTAGCCTGTGTGTACCCGTGTCTATCTACGAGAAGTTCTTTTATCTGGTGAAGAATGTAAGCTTTCGACTTCATTATTTATTTTATAGAGAAGGTTTTTCTATCGACTGAAGTTACACACGCGTAGAATTCGGGGTTGTTTAGTATGTTTTTAACTATACGATCCCACTGTTTTTTCGTGTTAAACTCCGTGAGTGTTTCAAAAGTCATGAAATCGTTTTCATCGTGTGTTCTCTTGATGGGTTGTTTCTGTGCTTTTTTCAAATTTGTTTTCTGTTTTTCTTCGTTGAATTTTCGTATGAGTTCGTTTTGTTCTTGTAAAGTATAATTTACGAAAAACACGAACACGTTATATTCTAATTCAACGCCTGGACTTTCTTTTACCGTAAACTTATAGCTTGTATATTCGCCTTTTTTGAGAGAAATGACTCCCCTGGTTTCTTCTTCGAGTTCTCTTAGAGCCGTTCTTAGAGGGTTAGGTATTTCTCTTCGCCTGCACCCTCCGGTGACGAATATCCAATCTTTGAATCGTCGATCCCGGACAGTGAGAAACTTTGGTTTATCACCCGTAAACGTTACAGGAATAGCTATTGCCTTGTATTTCTTCATTGCTCATTAGCAAGTTATAATTGAGCGAGATGATTATTCTGAGGATTCTTCTTCGCTATCTTGATTTTTTTCTTTTTGAATTTCAACTTGGGTTGATTCTGAAAACACTTTTTTTGGTGGTGATGGTGGTGGACTGGACAAAAAAGAAACGAGTTTCCCGTTAAACCCTTTAACGTCTTCGAGATCTTGTTTTGTACTTTTGAGTTCTTTATACATGTATGCAGATGCGGCTATACACACTATGATGGCGACAATTATTGCGGTTTCTCTGTCGAAGGTAAACATTTTATACTAAAAAGAGTGACCATGTTTTTAAGTTCATATAATCGCACCCATATGAACACGTTTTTCTTGAGGACACTCGTATCCCTGTTGAGCAAATTGAATCTCCTGGTAGTGTCCCTCTTTACACTCCGCATTTTGAGCGGGTTGTTGTTGTTTAGAGTCGACGAGGTGATTCAAAGTACCTGATTTTGGATCGTACGTTATTATAAAAACGAAAGCTGCTAAAAAAATGAGTTTCCAAAACATTTATAATAAGTGGCTAAATTAAATTTAATTGTTTAGTTGGAATACATCAAACCACCCATACCGTTTTCGATGCGGAGGATGTTATAGTTGACGGCATATACATTTTCGGTAGAATTTGACGTGTCATTTACGAGTCTCGCGGAATCCAGTCTACTGAAGTTGAGCGACCCGGTTGGTTGGAGTTTAGACGTATCGAGACAGAATGGGTACAAGAAGAACGAGTCATTAATACCATTAGGAGCGTCTTCGGTTTTAGACGATTGAGTATGATAATACGAAGTTACCGCGGTGTAATGTGGTTCTGTATATTTGAAATCGGTAACATCCGTACCATTGATTTGGAGTTTTATTTTATTGGTTGGTGTACATATACCAAGCGCTTGAGCTCCTTCCGACACAACCAAACACTTAACTGGATGGTTAAAATTCAATTCTTGAATTTTGGAACCCGACGCGATCACCTTTTGTGTTTGGGTAATAAGCATTTTTTGTGGTGTGGAAGACAAAACCGTTCTCTCATCCGTGTCGAGATGAATGAACTGAGAGTATACTTCAAATTTAGCATCAGACGCACCACTATCAGGATTGAAATTAGACCCCCACGTGATTCTCAATTCGACGTCGTGGTATTGAAGTGCAATTAATGGTAAAGCCGATTGTGCGTTTTCGCAAAACGAAAACCTGAGTGGGTAAAACTTATTTTTAGCGGTTACATCTCCAAACCCAGATGTAGATTTAGATAAGTTTTGTGCGAATAAATTTGGTGCAATGTACTGAGAAAAGTTAGACGTTTGTTCGTCGATGACTTGACCACCAATTAACAATTCTACCTTGGAAATGGCAGTTACCCAATTTCCGGCATTAAAACCTCGAGCTTGAGTACCCGTGTTTGCTGCAATATAGACGTATCCGAGCATATCGCCTTTTCTTTCGAAACGAACGGTGGACATACCACCTACAGTTGGGTTCCCCTGGATAACTTGTCTTTCAACAGTTTGGGCGAAATTCGTGTGACGTTTATAGTTAGATCTAAAGAAGGAAACTTCGGGTTGACCGACAAGGTGTGCGTCTTGTGCACCTATAGCAACGAGTTGAGCAATACCTCCAGACATGTTTTATATTATAGTAAGGTTTTATTTTTTTAAACATTTTCCGTGAACGTTTCGTACCCTTTTTTGAGTTCGGTGTATAGTTCAGATAGTATGTTAATGTTTGAATCTACACTGACGTTAGAAACTGTAACAATCTGATAATCAATCGGCATTTTACCTTGCGTTTTTATATCTTTGCTAATGTGGTGATCGAAACAAGCAGATATGGTATACGTGTTTGAATCTGGTGAAAGTTCAATATTAATGTGTTCTCTGCTGGTTAGTTTACGTAATCCTACGTAAAAATTGGGTACTTCGATACCTGTAGACTTAATTGTTTTAGATTCGTTAACATTTATTCCCATTTTGTATATATACTTATTACAAAGATTTTAATACTTCTGGAACAATGTGCCCTTCTTCGTCCGTCCATTCCGTATCATACATGTGTTGATCTTTTCTTTCACCAATGACCATCCAACTAACATTTGCTGAAGACGATGTGTTTTGACACGATATTGTGAGAATGTTTCCAGATACAGAACCTTTTACTGCATCCCAATCAGTTTCGTTTGTTGTAAAACACTGAACGTCTCTGTTTAGAGCCTCAAATGTACCATCTGTCATTTTAGAAACGGTATCTAAGTTTATAGATGCACTCCCGTTTACCAAATCAACACTACCCCTATATATGAGATCAGCTTTTGGACCTTCTATGAAAGAATGGTATAGGTAATGCGTATTACTCATACTTGGAAGCGGGTGATCTATTTTGAAAGAACCACTCATTTTTGAAAGAGAACCCCCAATATATGCAGCACCGGAGACATAAAGTTTATAAGATGAACTTGGGTTACTATATCCTATACTGAGAGTACCAAATTCGGTAAGATACATTTTTGTACTAGAACTTAGATCGTTGTAATCATAACTCCATTTCAATTGTTTAAAGTTTCCACCATCCATACCAACAGACCAACCATAACTACCAGTTTTAAACGTTATAAAAGACTTTTGATTAGAATCAATATTGTCTATAGTTATTCTAGCAGGGTACGACGAACTTGATTGTTTCAAGTATAACCCATTTTGATAGTAACTATTAGTAGAACCGTCACATACGACATGTAAAGGAGCAGTTGGGTTCGTTTCTCCTATACCGAGTTTACCATATTCGGTAAGAACCATTTTTGTACTAGAATTTAGATCGTTGTAATTATAACTCCATTTCAATTTTCCACTATCTGAACCATCCATACCATAACTCCAACCAAAACTTGTACCAGTTTTAAACGTCATAAAAGACTTTTGAGTAGAAGAATATGTTTCTATAGTTAATCTAGCAGGGTACGACGAACTTGATTGTTTCAAGTATAACCCATTAACATTGTAAAATGAACTGCTTTTACACTCGACATGTAAAGCACTAGTCGGTGTCGATGTTCCTATACCGACATAACCACCCCCATTGTAGTATACATATGATCCAGATTCTGTCCATGGACTACTTCCACCACCACTAAACGCTGAACCGTTTTGGTAGAGCGTCCCTGTAAAGTTTATATCACCCACGACATGGAGTTTATGAGTTGGTGATGTTGTTCCTATACCCAAATTACCACTAGGATTTTCTACAAAAAGACCTGTGCTACCTGAAAGTGAAGTTCCAGGGGATATCCTGAATCCGTTAGCGCCTGATTGTGTGTAACCAATAGTCATATAATCATTAAAATCATCATTCCAAAACGTTAATGCAGTATTAGTCATACCTCGTATTGTTACATGTGCATCATATCCACTGCCCGTGGATGAACTAAACATAGCGACTGGAGATGAATAATTTGAACTACTAGATTTATAAACTTCAAATTTTCCGGACGGACTTGTTGTTCCTATACCGACATTACCCGAATTATAGTATATGTCCGAAACTGAGGTTGTCCATGGACTACTTCCACCACCACTAAACGCTGAACCGTTTTGGTAGAGCGTCCCTGTAAAGTTTATATCACCCGCGACGTCAAGATCATAAGCTGGATTTTCTGTTCCTATACCCAAATTACCAGTATTGTCCAGAGTCATTTTTGTATTCGTAGTTAAATAGTTTAAGTCGGTTGACCATTTCAATTTTCCACTATCTGAAGTATCCAAACCATAAGACCAATTTGACGTGGAATTTGTAAACGTCATAAAAGCGTCTCGATCAGTAGCATTTACGTTTATAGTTAATCTAGCAGGGTACAACGAACTTGATTGGTACACGTATAACCCATTATTGGAATTATTATTATCTGCACATTCGATTTGTAAAGGAGCACTTGGTGACGATGTTCCTATACCGACATTACCGTCACTCCTGATTCTGAACCTTTCTGAATTATCCGTGTAAACTACAAATACATTATCTGAAGGAAACCCAAACTTTGCAGTGGAATTACCCGTGTGTGTGATATAATCGGCAATATCACCGGTAAATCCACCACCACTAAACGCTGAACCGTTTTGGTAGAGCGTCCCGGTAAAGTTTATATCACCCGCGACGTCAAGATCATAAGCTGGATTTTCTGTTCCTATACCTAATTTTCCAGTTTCTATTAGAGTCATTTTTGGAGAACCAAGGTTATGTGGGGTGGGTGACCATTTCAGTTTTCTATACCCTGCGGTATCATAACTATCCATACCAAAAGACCAACCATAAATTCCTAAAGAATCGTATTGAAATGAAATATAAGCGTCTTCTGTAGATGAAGCCGATTGTACACTTATTGTTGCGGGGTAAGATGAACTTGATTGTTTCACTCTTAAACCATTATCCGTTTGATAATTATTCGTAACATTTAGGCACTCGATTTCTAAAGGAGCACTCGGTGACGATGTTCCTATACCGACATTACTCGTCAAATAGTATATGCTCGAACTTGACTGTGACCATAAACTACTACCACCAGCTGCCTGCCAAGATGGTAAACCACCGGAAACTGTGAGTACCTCACCAGCTTGACCTATACCCAAATTGGTGAGTGTGGATCCACTAGAATAGTAGAGTAAATCACCTGCGTTATACCCTGTTAAACCTGTCCCACCATCACTTACTGCTAAAGTACCGGTTATAGAAGATGCACTTAGATTGACTGCAAGTTCACCATTTTCTATGACTAAACCACCATTTAATTTCGTATCAACGGAAATCTCGTGTGCTATAGTTTCACCTGAAGTTGCACCTGTACTAGAAATACCGTCACCACCTGTAATAGTTGCAACGTAGTTACCAGTCGTATGTGTTCCCATTTGTATTAAGTTATCGAGTGTAGTTGCACCTGTCCCACCATCACTTACTGCTAAAGTACCGGTTATAGAAGATGCACTTAGATTGACTGCAAGTTCACCATTTTCTATGACTAAACCACCATTTAATTTCGTATCAACGGAAATCTCGTGTGCTATAGTTTCACCTGAAGTTGCGCCTGTACTAGAAATACCGTCACCACCTGTAATAGTTGCAACGTAGTTACCAGTCGTATGTGTTCCCATTTGTATTAAGTTATCGAGTGTATTTGCACCTGTCCCACCATAACTTACTGGTAAAGTACCGGACGATACACTACTCGCATTCAAATCTGATAAACTTGTCCCCGAACCACTAAACGTATCGGCAATTACTGTTCCGGTTGTAGTAACATTACCACATAAAACATTCCCCCAAATATTCGCGGTAATGTAGCCATCGCTTGTTGAGTTTGTTGGTACTATATCGGTACCACTTGGATCACTAAGTGTATATGCAATAGTATATTCTTGTTCATCACCTCTATAACCAGCAACAACGTTTGCAGTTGGCCTGGTCATGATAATACCCATATCAATTGTATCAATGGCGTTTGCATTACCCACTTCAATAAGTGGATCGGAAACGGTATGTATTTTGGAATGTTGAAATGTAGCACTACCCTGAACGAGTAAATTGCCAGTGACAGTTAGGTTTGAAGAAAGTGACGTAACTTGAGTTGTGTCATTATAAGATATTTTACTATCGCCAAATGTATTATCAGATTTTATGTATGGTATTTTACCTGATGTTAGTGTAGTTGCACCTGTCCCACCATCACTTACTGCTAAAGTACCTGTTATAGAAGATGCACTTAGATTGACTGCAAGTTCACCATTTTCTATGACTAAACCACCATTTGCTTTCGTATCAACGGAAATCTCGTGTGTTGTTCCTTCACCTGAAGTTGCACCTGTACTAGAAATACCGTCACCACCTGTAATAGTTGCAACGTAGTCTCCTGTTGTTCCTGTACCCAAAGTTATATCACCACTGTTACCACCACCAGTACCTATATCTGAAGTTAATATATTTGTATTATAAAGTTCTTTAGTTGTTGAATTATACCCAATAACAGTTGTAGATGCAGGATTTGTCACGCGTAAAGGTGACATATAAATACTATCGCTCGTTGGTGCATCAATAGCTGTAGACGAAGCGTTTAAAACAATTGTATTTTCCGCTTGATTTGCAGGAGCTTGTTTACCAAACAGGATTTTGGTAGACCGCTCGATTGTTGGTAATTTTTTAACCATTTATTATAAGCTTGTATTTTAATTTGCGTAAACGAGGCCAGCCATACCATTTTCGATACGAAGTATGTTATAGTTGACTGCGTATATGGGATCGTTAATGGTCATGGATTCACTTATTATTCTGGCTGAATCTATACGACTAAAATTGAGTGTTCCTGTCGGTTGGAGTGAACTCGATGTGATACAAAAACAATATAAGAAAAAGTCCGGGGACGTAACAAAATTTGTATGGTAATAATTCATAACATCTATAAAGTGTGTTTTTGCCCACTTAAAATTGGTTATATCCGAACCATTAACCTGAATTTTTACTTTATTTGTTGTTGATGTTAATGCACCCGTTCCTGATGTTTCTGAACAAGCTATATATTTCACGGGGTGATTAAATGTTAATTCTTGTATACGTTCATTCGACGCATCATTTTTTTGAACTTGTGTAATTATTAAATCGTGTTTTTTTGTAGTAACGTTTTTACGTTCCTGTTCATCAAGGTAATAATAATTAGAATAACATTCAAAGTTGTAATTACCTGCATCCTGGCCCCAATGTATACGTATCTCAACATTGTGATATTGGAGTGCAACTAAAGGTAATGCGGACTGTGCGCTTTCACAAAAAAAGAAACGTAATGGGTAAAAATAAGAATTCGCACTTACACCTGGATGTGGTCCCAATGCACTTTTTGATACGTTCGTTGCAAATGTATCAATAGCTATTTTTTCTGTAAAAATGGCGTCCTGGGTATCTATAACCTGACCACCAATAAGAAGTTCGACTTTATCTATAAGTGTATCCCAATTCTGTATATCAAGAGCTTCTGTGTTATTATCTATAGTGAGATATGTATATCCTAACATATCACCATTTCTTTCGAATGTGATGGATGACATGGATCCTGCACTGGGATTACCCTGTATAACCTGTGGTTCGACGACTTGAGAAAAATTTGTGTGTCTTTTAAATGACGATACAAAAAAACTTACTTCTGGAGAACCTGTGATGTATTCATCTTGAGCACCTATTGCAACGAGTTGAATAATACCTGATGACATTTATAATAAGAAAAGGTTAAAAAATGACCTGAAATTATTCATAGGGCAAATTTCTTTTTTTGCATACAAATCTAAAAACAAAAACTGCATCGCCACAGTCTGCCGCTGTACCGTCCTGTTTATCTAAATTAAACGTCAATCTATCGATCTTTCGAATGGGATTATAGTATTGTTGAACGATTGGATACTCGTTTCTAAAAAATACGGCTTTTTGTTGAGGATTTGAAGCCGCGTGTAATTTGTGTTCACACACGATCGTACCGAATATACCGTTTAGGTGATTATCTGCGTCATCGAGATCGTTTTTACCACGTTGACTGAAGTACGTTTTGAGTTCTTCTATGCCTACGTGTATACACCTTTGAGTATCATCGGTAGTGTTAATACTCGCCGCTAATAACTGTGCCTGAACAACGTTCTCGAGTGGGGTTGGTAAATATAGAGTAAAGTCGGTATCACTGACAGTATCCAGGTTATCGAGTACAACTGTATGGTGTTCGCATTCGAAATCAGGTAAGGTTGATTGACTAGTCACTAAAGCCATTTATATATACCGGAGATTTTACTTCATCTTATAACTCGCTTGTCCGACAACCAATTTTTGGCCGTCGCAAACACCGCCTCGGCTATCCGAGTAGTACGATTTGCCGAGACACTCTTCCTTGGATTCGAGATCGAAGAGCGAACCTTCACTGACGACTTCGATGTCGACTGGGGCTGGTGTATAGTAGCTCGTTTTAAGCATTTGGAGAACGCAGAGTATAGCAAAAACTATGACAATCGCCCTGAGTGTATTTTTGTTCGTGGTGTTGAGTTTAATCATTTGTTATGGACTGAGATTTTTTTATAAAGTGCGTTAAAGAAATTAGAATAGTTTCAATATAAAGAGTAATAGTAATGGACGGAGAGATTATTCTTAATCGTGGCGATACTAACGTTATGAAACTAGATGATAACGAACAGGCACTTATGAACGAGATAGAAATAGAAGTTCCCAGGCCTCAAACTATCAGAAGGCAAATGCCTAAACCGATGAAAACTCAGTTTACGCCACCACAGGCGCAAGTTTTTCAGGAAGATATAGACTCGTTCGCGAACCCGAACAAACAGAACCCACCATCCGCCCCTCCTCCAGAAGACCCAGTCGATTACGGCGAGTACGACGATGAACCCGATACTATGGATTATGGTTATGGGGGTGGTGGAGGAGGATACGCCATGGAAGAAGAGGAGGAAAAACCATCACCTGGGTTTAAAACTATCGACGAGGAAAAGGTTGATCTCGTAAACAAACTTGGGCGTTTGGAAAAAAAAGGGTTTACTGTAAACAAGCGTTTGAATGCTTATTCCCCCGTAGACGAACTTAGAGCCGAAGTTAAGCGGATAACGTATAGTATAGACGTCGATAAGTCTATAAAGTTTTCGAGACGTATGCTTATTGCGTGTACCACGGGTCTTGAGTTTTTGAATAAAAAGTATAACCCATTCGAGATCCAACTCGATGGTTGGTCCGAAAACGTTATGGAAAATGTGGACGATTACGATGAGGTTTTCGAGGAGTTATACGTGAAGTATAGAACGAAAATGCACGTCGCCCCCGAGGTAAAACTTATAATGATGCTTGGTGGTTCAGCTATGATGTTCCATTTAACGAATAGCATGTTCAAATCAGTCATGCCGAACATGAACGATGTGATTAAACAGAACCCGGAACTTGTTCAGAATATGATGTCCGCGGTTCAGAATACGGTGTCTAAATCTCAACAACAAAGTGTATCGAGTGAACCATCGAGTGAAGGTAGTGGAAGACGCGAAATGCAGGGACCAGGGTTCGATATTTCGAGTCTTATGGGTAACATAATGATGCCTCCACAACCACCCATGAACACGACGAGTTTGAATAAAGTCGAAGAACCCGAGATTGATTTGGAAGACGATATTTCGGATATAGCAGAGCCACCAGTATCTGAGGATGTTGCCGATGAAGATAGTGAAGTTCGCGAAGTTAAAGTTACTCAGGCCCAGACCAAGTCTAAAAGAGGTGGTAGTCGAAAGAAAAAAACGGTCGAAATTAATTTGTAAATATAGTATAGTATAGATGATAGCTTATTGTCCTTTAGACGAAGAACCAGTCGAGAGACCTTCGTGGTACCAGGAAAATAAAAGCGTAGCGTCTTCACCTTCGCGTCCGCGTTCGAATTTGAATTCAAAATCGTATGCGGTTTTAGGTCAAGACGATACGGAGTGTAATTACGTCGTAATGTTTTTCATCGCGGGTGTTATTGCCCTAGCGATCATGGATTCACTTCCAAGAAAGTAAACTTTCTACCATTGTGACTTTTCCAGAATGGTAAATTAGTTTAACCACAGTGATATGTACACCCTACAAATGCAGCTGTATATACACTATTTTCCTGTGTTGTTTCTATTCCATTTATGTCTAAATACCTGACACTGTATTCTAGTTCAGTTTCTAAAGTGTCTTCCCACTGAAACTCCCCGTTACTATCTAAATCGTTTACTGTTTCAGTTTTGGTTTCTTGTGTGTATTCTTGTTTCTGTACATTGTCGAGTTTAATGTATTCATTTTCACTAATAGTGGTATTATCGCTATTATGCACGTAATAAGTTACTAATTTGTTTATCTTTTTTATTTGTTTAACTGGAACTTGTTTTGGATTAAAATCACAGTCCATTGTTATTTTTGCAACTGTATAGTTTGCTAAAAACTCACTATCTTGTTTCATACCATATCCACTCACGTTAGATGTGGTTATATAATCACCCGATTCTAAAACACCATTTTCGTTTACTATCCATATACCACCTTCACCTATAGAGTTTACATATACACGTGTATCTCCATCTTCTTTATAAAAATATGAACGAATTTGACCCATTACTTGTGATCTTTCATTTGTATCTTCGCTGGATGATAGCACACCAAAACAAGATTTATCATATGCCTTCGATGTTATTTTTACTATTGGTATAGCTTCATTAACGTGTATATTTTTTGCACCTCGTAATGGAACACCACTAACTGTCATGTAATCGTTTTGATTTGATGATACTATCAAACCTACATAATCATTTACATTATTGGGTTTCACATCTATTATAGAACTCATGTGTTGACCTGTAAATGTACCAATAGCATTGCTACCAGCACTGGCAGTGTCGTTTTCGAATCGAAGTATTCTTTTTAGGGGGTTTCCTGTATCACTTGTATTAGCAAGCCAGTATAAATTTTGATTCCATGTATCAGTGTTATCTGTTGTAGCATACCAATTACCATTAGTTCTATTCATATGTAAAAATGAAGTGTATGTTCCTGAATCTATGGTAACAGTATGATTACTTGAAGAATTTAAAGTAAGTAAACTATCTGGTGTTGATGTTCCTATACCAACTTTACCCGAATTGTAGTATACGTTCGAATTTAATGTTGACCATGGACTACTAGATACTGTCGTCCAAGTTGGTGCACCTGATCCACTCGATGTGAGTACTTGCCCAGATGTACCCGTACTACCATTTACACGCAAATGACCTGATATATTCATACCACCTGATAATGATATTCCTTCATTGGGTGGTCCTTCGTTATAAAAGTCAGAAGCACTGTTGTAATCTGGTACAGCTACCCTTTCAAAAGAATCCGTACCATCGTGTGCGATATAAATTTTAATATTACTAATAAGGTGACCATACATACCATCACCACCTAAAGTATGATTACCTGTCATGTATCCATATTGTGTTTGATTAACTGCTTGATTAACTACCCCAAAATAACAAAATCTTGGGAATCTTCCTTGCATATCTCTAACTGTCTCGTTTGCGGTTAAAGATTGTGATACACCGTTTATCCATAATTGTGTAGTTGCTGTACCCTCGGTGGCGCCATTTCCAGCTGTATTATCTACTTTAACACATACATGGTACCATACATTTTGACTAAACGTATAATTTACAGTATAGTCAGCTTCTACGGGTATATTAACGGCTGTTGAGTTATCTGGCGAATATTGTATTTTGAATCCCGAACTTGTAATTTTATGACCGTATCCAAACGCAGTATCTCTATAAGCAGTGAATACCAATTGTCCACTCGTCCCAAATGTACTTTGTGCATAATCTTTTAACATAAACCAATACGAGACTGTATATACACCACTTAAAGCGTTCGTAACATTACCTGTAATGGTATCTCGTGCTTCATGAATAAACCCCTGTGCATAAGATGTACTTGTTCCAAAATATAACCCTTTATTTACATCATCGTATGTAATCGTATTGTATAATTTCATACGATCTTCATAATAGACGTACCCATCTTCACGATTTAAATAAGGGTTACGTTTCTTAATATCACATATCACGTAAGGTATATTTGTAGTATTTGTATTTTTAATACAATCACTCGTCATGGTATTATAACAAGCCGACATACCATCTGTAGTTAGATTTGAAGATATTGGATTGTTTATGTAAAGTTTACCGTTTTGTATACTTTGTGTACCATCTATAACCAGTCTATGGTTTATGAGAGGTGGTGCTTGTGCATTTGCATTTTCATTTTGTTTATGAAAATCACTAGCTTCTACGATAGAAGTGGACCCTAAATTCCAATTTTCCTTGATGATATGATCTGCATATTCAGGTACACCTATACCTACATTACCTATACCCGTTAAGGTTAATCGAGAATAAACCGCGGAAGCTTCTTTAAGAAATTTAGACCATACTTCAGATACTACTCCAATTGAATCGGGGGTTGGAACATAAAGCGGATGATTTTCACATGTCATACCTTCTAAAATAACACTTGGTGATTTAATACGTATTCTATCAGGACCTCTGGAATTAAGACCTCGAACGTGTCCAGATTTAAAAAGTAAGAGTTCGGATAAATTATCATCACCAGTATATTGTGATGTATTTATGATTTGTGACCTAAAAATACTATGTTCATCTTTAGTATTTTCAAAATTTATATATCCGGTAACGTAACCCGCATTGGTATTACTTTCTATATATGATTTATCACCACCTACACTTAAAAAACGTACTTTTAAATCACCACCTATCGTCGTTGTCCCTAAAATTTTTATCGTAGGTGCGAATCTTGTAAAAGAAAAAACCGTACTCCCACCATACGTGGTTCTATTACTACCCGTTACTCTAGCCTCATTACCTGTAAAACCATTATAATCATATTTCATAGAAAATAAACAAAATTCCCCGTTTTTTGACATAGATGTAGGTAATCCACCTAACGAGTATAGATTGAATGATTCACTATAATTTGTGTAATAAATACCATTCCAGTCTAATATACAGTAACTTTTTGGAAGATAGTTAGTTGTATCCCATCTCGGAAAAATACCACCACCATCCCAGTAATATTTTTCTTCAATACTTGAGTTACCTGTAACTATACGCGTTCCGTCGTATTGCATAAATAAAAAAGTGCCAAATGAATCTTTTTCACCTGTAACTGGTTTACCTGTTAACCAATTATAAGATGTATCATTTATCCACTCGGCTGCAAAAAAACACCTTCTGTTAGGTGCAGAAACTGCTATAAAAGTACCGTCTTTATTTATAGCTACACTAAACCCAAAAGCTGGATTAACGGGTGTTCTAGTACCACCAGATTCAATAGTAGTATCAGTAACACTTTTTATAGTTGTAAGTTTTGCATCAGTATATTCTACGTAGGTAGGACAATCAGTATAATCAAATGGAAGTGTTCTTTGTGTCCATGTACTCGCGTTTAAAGGATCTTTTGCGTATACGTATGCTAAACCATTACCATAAGCATTACTGTAAGATGGATAATAATTACCCGGACCACCGGCTATAACAACCTGACCATCTGCCGAAAGTTTACATGAAAAACCGAAGTTGTCTGAGTGTGTTATAGTTGTTAAAAGTGTGGCCGAAGACCCTTTTGGCCAAGACCATAACTCGATTTTATGATCACCAGGTCTACCAATAACAAATAACGAATCATCATCACCTGCCACGTCTACATCTGAACCGTAATGTATGGTGCCAGAATCAGAAGTCCCTAGATAACTATTATTATTCCATCCGGATGAACGTTGAGTCCATGTCGTTCTAGCTTGATTTTGTGCATCAAATACATAAGCTCTATTATCTCCTGGTGCACCAACTATAATAGTATCTCCCGGTGAATCCATGGCAATTTTAAACCCAAATAAACTATTTGAGTTTCCTGGATTTGAAATAGACGTTGCGTATTTAGTTGCGTACAAATTACTTGTATAAACTGTAACATTATCATCTGAACCTATAGCAAAAACTGTACCCGTATTATTTTGACACGAAGATATACCAAAATTAGTTCTACCAATAGCATTTGCATCTGTTAAATTATCATAATGTTCTGGATTAAGTTGGGCGACTAATTCCTGCGTAGCCATTTTACTAATATAAGAAACGAATTAAAAAAATAAAAATTACAATGGGCTACCGTTTACGGATTGTGTAAGACTTGACTGTTGTCCAAAATTTATAATTGTACTACCTCTTTCACTTGTAACATTAATACCACTTATATAACGCCCATTTCCTATAAAACCATTTTCTGATGTAGTGCGTATATCACCTTTAACATCTAATGGGTACGCTGGTGTTGTTGTTCCTATACCAACATTACCTGAGCTTCTATAAATATCTGACCCTGACAGTGTCCAAGGACTCAAACCGCTACCGGTAACTGTTGCCCAAGTTGGTGCACCACCCGTTCCACTCGATGTGAGTACTTGACCAGATGTACCTGCACTACCATTTGCATATATTGCGTTTGTAAAGTTTGATGTACCCACGACGTGGAGTTTATAGTTTGGATTTGTTGTTCCTATACCGACATTACCTGAAGTGTAGTATACGTTTGTACCTGAGGTTGTCCATGGACTACTCGCTATTGTCGTCCAAGTTGGTGCACCTGATCCACTCGATGTGAGTACTTGACCAGATGTACCCGCGCTACCACTTAAATACATCGTGTCTGTAAAGTTTGATGTACCCACGACGTGAAGTTTATAAGATGGTGACGTTGTTCCTATACCGACATTACCTGAAGTGTAGTATACGTTCGAATTGAGTGTTGACCATGGACTACTTCCACCGGATACTGTCGTCCAAGTTGGTGCACTACCCGTTCCACTCGATGTGAGTACTTGACCAGATGTACCTGGAGATAGATTAGAGAGTGTAGTTGTTCCGGATGCATAGAGTATATCACCTATAGTGTAACTTGTAAATCCGGTACCACCTCTATTAACCGGTTGAGTTTCACCTTCTAATGTACTTATTCGAGTAACATTATCTGTAAGATCAGTTTCCAAAGTACCTATTCGAGTAACATTATCTGTAAGATCAGTTTCCAAAGTACCTATTCGAGTAACATTATCTGTAAGATCAGTTTCCAAAGTATCTATTCGCGTGACATTATCTGTAAGATCAGTTTCCAAAGTACCTATTCGAGTAACATTATCTGTAAGATCAGTTTCCAAAGTACCTATTCGAGTAACATTATCTGTAAGATCAGTTTCCAAAGTACCTATTCGAGTAA